ATAAGCAAGAAATACAAAGTTAGGGTTAAGACGGTTGCCAGCTTCTTTTATGACAGGGTTCAAGATGCGCTAACCGCCATGGAAAGTGTAGAGGAGCCGGTAAGGCTTACTATGCTGGAACGCGGGGTTGTGCGACGCAAAGTCGAAGCCGATTTGACTAAATTTAAAGAGAAGGTAGAGAAGACAAAAGAGGAACGGAGCGGCAGCCCTGCAAGGATTAAGGACATCTTAGCTAAGGCGGCTGTAGAGGATGTAGAAAAGGCTAGAGTGGTAACCAGCAGCGAGGTTAAACAGATCTCGCCTAGACCGTTGCACGTCCCAGAAATGGACGAGAAGGCAAAGCTCGAGCTTGAATTTATTGAAAAGGCTCGTAAAGAGGCGGAAAAAATACGTCAACAGCTTGCTGAGGAAAAGGAGCTTCAAGAGGAGGAGGATTCCTTAGTATTTGAAGAAGTGGATGTAGATAAAGCTGTAGAATATCTGGCTAATTCAGGGCCTCTGACTAGAGCCAATCTGGCTAGGGTCATTTGGTCAAGCTCACCAATGAACAGCCATATAGACGGGACGGCCAGTATTCCTGTGACGGGCGCTCAGATTCAAACTATCGAGAGAATCTACGAGTTCCTTTACGAGTTTACTGAAGCCGTAAACAAAGGCTATCAAGAGTGTTGCATGAGAAAGGCTGACTTGCTTGCGCTGGCTGAGCGGGCTAAGTCTATTAAGAAGCCGATGTCGCAGGTTAAACGAGATAAGAAATTTCAGGAGGTGTACAAAGAAATTCTGAAAAGGCCATTTGTGTTTGATTTTTTACCTTCGTGGCATAATAATGTAGATCCAATTTTCTGGCAGGTCGAGGCTTTAGACAAATCTTGCCGAGACTGGGTAGCTAGGCATGTAAACGACGATGACGACAGTGCTGTTAGCAATCTTACTCCAGAGTTGATCGAGTCGCTGTTTAATACTACTTGGGACAAGCTGGATAAGAAGCAAGCCTTAGACACAATAGACAAGCACTTGACGCAGCATTTGAATATGTTGGAGAAAAATATAGCCGTGGAGGAATAAATGGCCACCTTGAAAAAGGGTAAGACACTTAGTTTGCCGAAAGGCGCATTTCAGATAAGAGAGGGAGATAACGGCGAACCAAAATTAGAAAAGAAGAAAAAAGTCTGTCTTGCTGTACACCCTGGCGGTAGACCTGTCTATATCTACCGCAATAGGCGGGGTAGCAAACCTAGACTTATTTCGTTAATCACATTGACTGATTTCGAAATAAAAAATAGCAGAGTCTCGTGGAGGGCTAGAACCCAGAGAGGCGAAATTTTTGAGGGAGGCGCTAGGATGGTACAAGTACCTGGAACTTACATTCGAATGACGCCCAAAATACCTATAACACTGCACAAGCGTACGGCAGGATGGGCACCGGAATTTGTTTTAGAAGTAGACCATAGAGATTCAGTCACTATCTGGAAACCGAGGGGCTGAGAATGAGTTATTACTATTACATCACAGAATTAAAAGAGCCTTGGAAGGCAATACCAGAATCAGAAGACATCGAGGAACGATTGAAAGAGCTCAAGGCTAAGCATTGTACGATATTGTCGGTGTCTGAAATTGTTAAGGAAGATACCAATTTAGAAGAGCTGAAGTACAAGGGGCCTTTGTATTTTGATATTGATTTAGAGGGAGAGGTTGAAAAGGCGATAGAGTCTTGCCGTAATTTGGTAGACAAGCTGATAAATGTTTATGAGGTTCCAGAGAATCAAATAAAAATTTATTGCAGCGGGTCTAAAGGATTTCATGTGATCGTTCACGAGAAGACGTTTTCTTCTGGCAGGCCGACTAAACTGCTGCCCAGAGTGTACGCGCACATGGCATCAGAAATGGACGTTGAGGGGTTAGACTTCGCTGTGTACTCAGCCAAGCGAGGACGCATGTGGCGTCTGCCTAATATACAGAGGGATAACGGCAAGTATAAAGTAGAGATTACCCTGCAAGAGCTTCAGGAGATGGATAAGGCCATGTATGAGGCAGTGTGCAGTTCGCCTAGACCACTGTCGTCTTGGCCCGCCACTGTCAAGAAATCCGAACCCCTGAAGAAATTGTTTGATCGTTGTAAATCTAGGGCACATAACGAAGCCAAAAAGGTTAGCCAAGAGAATGGGTTTGTAGACGAAGACTTAGAGGTCTTTGGCGATGATCATCCGAACTGCGTTAAGAAGGTTTTGGCTTATGAAGGTTTAAAACCGGACACTCATTTTAACAACGCGGTGGTGCAGTTCTCTAGCTACCTAGCTAACCGAGGTCTGTCCGAGGATGTGAAAGAACAGCTTATTCGGGAGTTTGCATCAAACTCTAAGTCGTCTAGGCATCCTACGGATCAGGCAAGATATATTGAGGTTAAAAGTAAGGTTCATTACACAAGGGCGTCCGGATATAAGTTTTTGTGTTCAGGGATGATTTCCATTTTAGAGGAGAACCCCTGTGAAGGTTGCCCGTTACGCGGTAAAGGAGTCGCCGCAGCTTGTAGCGAGTTCTCTGAGCCAGAAGTTTTAGGGATATTGGCCGCAGAAAACGGCTATTATAAAGACGAAGTGCAACTGTCTACGTTCACAATGGTACCCAGAAACCTTATTATGTTTGAAATGGATGAAGATGAAGGAGGTGGAGAGCGGGTAAAGGCTATAGAGGTCGATATTTACTCTGACGGTGAGCCTATTCAGACGATTAAGCTCACAGACGAAGCATTTACCAGCAAACAGAAGTTTTTGAGTGAGATTCAGGGCATCAGTAAGGCGGTATTCATGGGCAGTGAACAAGACTTACAGAAGATAAAGTACCATCTTCACCAGAATAAAGAGAAAGGTGATGTTGGTAGGATTATTGAAACGTACACTGCTGGTATAAATACCACCAGACGTGACAGTACTAAGCTGGTATACGTGGAGCCTAACTACAGCGTGGACTATAACTTTGTTACAGGTACGCACAAGTACGTAGGCAATCCACAGAATGCTCCGTGTATGCACACGATAGGGATGCCGCCTGAAACAGATGACCCAGAATTTAAGGAATTTTACAAAACAATCGAATGCTTGTTAGATATAAACAATCCTGCCGAGCTTGGCCTTATGCTTGGGTGGTTCTCTATTTGCCACTTGAGAAAGCATCTTGAATTAGCTAAGAGCGGCAGTAAAGAGTTCCCGATTTTATTTATCTACGGTAACGCAGGTAGCGGTAAGACTCAGACCGCGTCGCTTCTGTCTTACCTGCATAACGTAGATTACATGGCTACTGCCCCTACGAGTGTAGCCTCGATTACTGAGTGGGCGCTCATCGAGACTATCTCAAGTACGACAACGGTTCCAGTCATCCTGGACGAGTTTAACAAGCACAAGCTGTCGCAAAAGGCGTATAACAGCATAAGCGAAAAGTTGAAAATGGCTTGGGGGTCTCAGGTAATTTCCAGAGGTACGATCAAGCATATACCTGGATCAACTCAAGGAAGAACAGGGGCTAGGACGGTGAACATTCCTATCTCCAGCCCTTTGGTTGTTATCTCGGAACAGGCACCTCAAGAGTCTGCGTTGATCCAGCGGGGTTGTTTGGTACATCTTACCCGTCGTGGACGGTCTACCGGTAACAGGGAGCAGAATTTTATCCGCTGTCGTGAGAACAGAGACCATATAAGGATGCTGGGTCGGGCAATGGTATTTAAAGCTCTTATGAGCAAGGTGACCTATGCTGAAGAGTTGAAAGTAAGGTATAAGGATGTAGTTGATAATAGGATGCAGCCGCGGCCCAGATTGACTCTGCAACTGATATTGGGCGGTCTGGACTTCTTGAAAGAGACGCTAAAGGACTTGGATATAGACTTATCCGAAAGGATTGAGGAGATCAAGGGAGAGACCATCAAGTACATTAAAGACAAATACGAGGAGTTGCTTGTCATTCAGAACAAGTCTGAGGTCGATAGGTTCCTAGCTACGTTGTCGATAATGGCGACGATGAAGAAGCTGGGGCAGAATACCTTGGTAGAAAAAGGTAGAACTTATCTGAGGGCAGATAAACTTCTTTACCTAGACTTGGAGTTGGCAGTAGCTGCTTATATCCAATACTGTAGTGCGACTAGGCAGAACCCTGTTATGGAGAACGTACATCAGTTAGCCGAGTTGATTAAGCAGGAAGATTACTGTCTAGGCTTGAAAGACGTGTGCGATCTTGATCCTACTTTTGGATCTGGCGGGCTGATAGCGGTTCTAGACGTCCAAGAAATGCAGAAAAAGAAGCTATCGGTTAAGTATTTCGAGGAGGGTAGGAGTGCCGACTCTATAATTGATGAGTCCTTGGGAGGCTTCCTATGAAGTTATCAGAGTACTTTGACGAGTCAGGTATTTTAGAGTATGCCGACTGGTCTAAAAATGTAGAGTTAAAGTTTACGCCTAAGTGGCATCAAATAACTGGGCTGTCACAGGCAGCCCACTTCAACCGGTTCGGGTTGTTTGATGAGCAAGGTTGCGGTAAAACTGTGGTGTGTCAGGCGTGGTTATCTTGGCTTGCTGGCTTTGGTAACAAGGCCATTGCGCTTATACCGCCGACGCTTATTACTCAGTTTTACAACGACTTTTTCTCAACGTTTATAGGGATAGATCAGTACCTCAAAATTGAGATGTTCAGAGGTACTGTCCCACAACGGAGAAGGATGGTCGAACGATGGGAAAAGGAAGGGTATCCTGACATCGTGTTGATGAGCTACCAGCTATTTCAAAAGTCGTTCTATACGAACAAAGAAATAGCTAACGGAGCATCTAAAATTAGAACGTGGGCGTACTTCAAGAAGAAAGGTTACAACGTACTGGCTTGCGACGAAGCCACAATTTTGAAAAACGTTAACCTTACGCATAAAGCAGTAAGGCATTTTCTCGGAGACGAAAACGAATCGGCCTTGTTGCTGATGACTGGAACGCCTGCTGAGAATGCGTTAGTGGATTTATACGGGATTATCAAATTGATAAACCCTAAAGCTTATGCAAATTATAGGTCTTTTGAGAGGTTGCATGTAATCAAAAACCCGTATAGCCCTTTCGATAACGACATTATTGGTTACAAGAACAAAGATTTGCTCCACTCTAATTTGTACGCAAGAGGTAGGCGGGTTGAAAAGAAAGATGTGGTAAAGGATTTGCCACCAAAACTCTTTTCTGAAATTCTGGTGGAATTGGAACCTGCACACCTTTCGTTGTACAAGAAAGTGGCTAACGAGAGGTTGTTGGAAAAGGATGGGGAGTTGCATGATTTTACTGAGCAGCAAAAACTTAGGCAAGCTCTTGGGCAGATTGTAAACAACCCTCATCTGTATGTGGATTCTGGAACCAAGCCGCCTAAGAACAATATGGAAGAGACGCTGTTTCAGCTCTTAGACTCTATTGGGTTGCAGAGTCATAAGGTATGTATCTTTATTTACTATAAAGCTACGGCAGATCGGCTGATGGATGTACTTAGGAAGTACAACCCAGCGCTGCTTAACAGTACGACTGCGAGCAGACGGGACAAAGAGATAAAGAAGTTCCTTGAGGACGATTCCTGTAGAGTTCTGATTACTCAATACAGGTCTGGCGGCTACGGGCTAAACTTACAATCGGTATGTTCTCATATCATTTTTTATGAGCCAATCAGCGTTCCTGGACTGTTTGCTCAAGCCTGTGACCGTGTTCATCGGACAGGGCAGACGGAGGTTTGCAATATGTATGTATTGACGCCTCTGAAAACCGTGATGACCAAGATAAGGAACATGATGATTTCTAAGCACGAGGAGAACAAAGAAGTCACTATGGATACTTCCGACTTTAAAGCGGAAGTGCTCAATGGTGTTGACTTGGTTGGCGAAGTTACTGACGAAGGTCTTACATCTTCTGACGTGGTTTCTGTTGTTGATTCTGATGTGATAGAGGGAGGTGGCCATGTTTACTTGACATAAAAGATCGGTTGTCCTAAAGTAGAACCGTCTGGTTAATACCAGACCAATGCTAACGTAACTGCCAATGCTAAACTAACAGAGGAGCATTCATTATGGCACTTAAAAAAGGTAAGACTGCGCCTGTAGTCGAAGAAGCAATTGTTGAAGACGTAGAGGTCGATGCTACTGCCGATGAGAAAGTCAATCCACCGCAAGAGGCTGTCCAAAAAGCACCAAAAGCTTCGGTACCTGCTACGCAGACGCAAAGTTCAGTACCAGCAGAGCACAACCCTCAAGGTAGTGTCCTAGCCAGCGCAGAGCAAGCTGGATTTGAAGGCTTGGGAATCAGCTTCGGTTCATTCCCTGTCTTGAAGCTGGACAAAGGTACCTTTGTACTGGACGACCAAGAGCTTGAGGAAAAATCTATCGAGGTAGTTCTTCTGCAAAGTCGTCCTAAGTATATTTACAAAGAGTCTGGTGCAGAAAGCACAGACGTATTTGTATACTCGTACGACCAGCGCACTACAACCAACGGGGCCGACCTTAACGCTTGGTTGCAAGAGCAAGCAGCCAACGGAATCAAGGTTGAAGTTAAGGAATACCTTGAAGTCTTGGCCGAGGTCGTAACTCCAGAGGACTACGAAGGAGAATTGATTATCATGTCAATTCCGCCGACAAGTCGGGCTCGTTTCTCTGGTTACGTCGTCAAACTCCTGCACAAAACCGGCTTACAGCCTAACAAAGTGGTCACGCAGGTTAGCGTAGGTCCACGGCTTCGTAAGGGTACTATCTCTTGGAACCCTTGGAAGTTCAGCTACGTTCGTCCGGTAGAGTAACAAGCACTTCGGCGGGCTTACCGCCCGCCGTATTTCTGTAGAGATTGGGAGATCATTATGCAAGTGATAGACGCCACCGATGCTTTGAAAAGCTTAAAGGAGATCTGTCAGAACCCTGATAAAGATTTGCTGCTTATAGACGCTAGAGGGCAAGCTTTGCGTTGCCTGTTGGGAGGCAAAGACCCAGACGGTCTGACTGACGAGAATGGTAACAACTGCAATAGCGCCGAGTTCGGAGTAAGAAACTTTTTGCAATATGTGCTTCTGCCAGCAATCGACGAGTATGGAGTACACAACATAATCATGGTATGGGAAGGCGGCAACGATCGGCGTCGAGCCATCTTCCCTGAGTATAAGGCTAATCGAAAAGAACCTACAGAGTTAGTAAGTCAAGAAATTGAGCGTTGTCTCAAATACATAAAATCGCTGGCGGCTGGACTTGGAATTTTACAATGCGCTGCGCCTACCTGCGAGGCGGACGACCTTATTGCATTGTTCTGTGAGTCAGTTGATCGCAATATCGACATCATGACTAACGATGCTGACCTTGCTCAGCTTGTTAGAGATTACGACAACAAGGTTGTCACTGTCATTGTCGGGGAAAATGTAATCACTGATGAATACAAAGGCATCCCGACGCACTTGATAGCTTTGTATAAGTCGCTCGTGGGGGACTCGTCTGACGGCTACCCTGGGATCAAAGGCTTCGGCCAGAAAGCCTGGGACTCCCTCGTAGAGGAGTATGGCTGGGACGGACTTGAGGAGTTGGATCGCATCGTTGCCAGCCAAGACTTCAAGGCGCTAGACGAAGTTGAGATGAACGCGGCTTTGAAAAAGATTCATGCCAACGTTCAGCAGTGGTGGAAGTCTTACCTTCTGGCCAAGCTGCATCCTGAATGGGTTGGCAAGCCGTTCATGGGCAAAACCCGCCCTATTCAATGGTTCCAGAGGGTTCCAAATAAAGCCAGAGTGCAAACTGTACTGGAGGCCGTAGGCGTACCAGAGATATTGGAAGATTTGGAAGTCGTACTTCCAAACTATCTGCTTGTTGACTCTGAAGTCTACGATTCAGAATTTGAAAAGGAGCTTTATAAAGAGATTAAAAATTCTCCGTTTATCGCACTGGACTTTGAGACGTATGACCCAGAAGACCCGTATGGAAACGAAAAGCGGCAATCAGTAGATGTGTTGTCTCATGTGGCTACTGGTGCATCGCTGACCTTCGGGGCGAATCTGGAAAACACAGTGTACCTGACGTTCCGTCATAAGGATTCGTACAACTTGGATCGCAGTGTGCTGACGAAAATCATAGAGAAGGCAAACGAGTACGAGGTACCTGTAGTTGCACACAGCAGTCAGTTCGAGCTTGAAATCTTGCATCATGATTTCAACGTTCAGCCGAAGGTGCACTACGATACTCAGCATATGGCCAGATTTGCTGAGGAGAATAAGCCGAACGATTTGAAATCTCTATCGTTCGAGTGGCTTAAGTACAAACAGAAAACTTATAGCGAAACCGTAGGCGATAAAGGCCATATGGCCAATTTGACGGCTGAGGAAGCAGCATTCCCGTATGGCTGCGACGACGCTATTGTGACGGCTATGTTGTACAAGCTGTTCACAATTATCTTGCAGGTGGAAGGTACGCTTAAGTTCTACCAAGAGAACATTCCGGCGGCTCAAGAAGTCATGCTGAACTCTCGTCGCCAAGGTGTGTATGTCTCCATACCACACCTTAAAGAGTACGAACAGGACGATAACAAGGAGTTTGAAGAATGCATGGGAAAGCTTAAACCGCTGCTCGCAAAACACTGTGCTCAAGGGCCTAAGCGGGCAGCGGTTCATCGGTTCCTGAATGCGGACTTTGTTCCATACATGCAGGCAACCATAACCGATCCTAAGGCTCTTGAAGAAAAGATCGAGAAAGAAGCGGAAGCCATTATAAGCTACTGTACTTACACTGATTACGAGGTTCATGAGGAAGAGCCTAATTGGGTTCCGACTCCTACTAAATTCTCTGCGGCATGTGCCAAGCTTGGCCTGCCACCGGTAGAGAAAATAAACGTAACCTATATCAGTGAGTACATAGAAGGGTTAACGCAGGATGAGACGATAGAGCTGACAGCAGACCAGCGTAAATTCTTGCGCTTGTTGGGAGAAGCCGCGGCCTCTTTAAGAAGTAGAAAGGGTCGGGAGTACGAGGCGTTAAAGAAGTTCTGTATCAAAGTAACTGGCATGAAGGGTAAGCTAATTGAGACCGGAACTAAGATCGATCTCGGCTCTCCGAAGAAAATGCAGTGGCTTCTATACGTTATGTTGGATCTACCTGTTAGAGTACGTTCAGACGTAGCTTATGGAAGCAAGCGTCACAAACTCGGACTGGAAGGCTCTCCGGCTACGGACGCTAAAGCTATTTCCGCAGCCTTGGCGTTTGACGTAAAAGATGGCGATTGGAGAAAAGAGGCCCTAGAGTTGATTAAGAAGATGAAGGACATCAACACTCGTCGCAGCTTCTACTTCAAGAGCTATCCAGAGCTGGTGAGTAAGAAGGACGGTCGGATGCACCCAAGTTTTAGCTTGGTGTCTACCGTGACACGTCGTCCTACTTGTACTGCTCCGAACATTTTGCAGGTAAGTTCCGGCAAAGACGACTTCAGGCTGCGTAAGTGCTTCTCTGGCGCGTATACAGAGAAGGTGACAGGCTACGATGATACTTACTTGGTTGTATGTATTGACTTCTCTCAACAGGAGCTTCGTATTTTGGCTTCTGAATGTAAAGACGAGAAGCTGATTCGATGCTACGTAGGCGATCCTGACCAAAGGCTGGACGTGCATACTTTATCAACGGTGAGTATCTACAACAAAACTCACAGCAAGCCCATAACTTATGAGCAGGCTGTGAAAGAGATGAAAGAGGAAACCGAACTTGGTAAAGAGCTCTCTCTCATTCGTAAGAAGAAAGCAAAGCCTGTAAACTTTGCTATTGTTTACGGAGGCACAGAGCACACTATCGCGCTCAACCAAGCTTTGCCGATTGAAGAGGCGGAGCAAATGTATAACGCCGTAGTTGACGAGTATGCAGGTATTACAGCTTGGCAAGAGCGTATAGCGACAATTGCCAAGCGAGAGGGGATGGTTAAAACCGCGTACGGCAACATTCGCCACGTAACCGACGACATCTTCTCAGAAGATCAATCTCGGTACTCTAGAATGTTGCGCCAAGCTGCGAACTCCACAATTCAAGGATGTGCAGCAGACATTCTGGCCGTTGTGTTGAGAGAGATGCGTGATCGTAAATTGCTGGAGCGCACTCATTCTGTACTTATGGCCCCTGTGTACGACGAAATTGCATCCCTGGTGCCTGTGTCGAAAGTATGGGAATACGTATCAGAGATGGTAGACATTATGGAAGTCACACCACCTGGACACGTAGTACCCATGGAGGCGGACGTATCTTTGGGGCATACTTGGGGAGACCAAATCGAGCTTGGTGTACGTCCGAGCAAAGAAGAGGTCGAAGAAGCTGCTAAAAAGGCGGCAGAAGAAATGAAAGAGTATCTTAACGAGATAGAAGCCTTCTATAAGGAGCAACAATGAGAGAGTACGTCATAATTTACGACCTTGAAACCACTGGACGCGACCAACAAACGGCTGCCCCTGTACAGGTGGCAGCCCTATTAAAGTATGGTCGTCGAAAAGTACAACCAGTGATGAACACCTACGTGAACCCGAATCAGGAGATTTCCAAGGAAGCGTCGGAAGTTCACGGGATCACGCAAAGTGTGGTGCAAAGCTACCCGCCTGCTGAGGTAGCCATGTTCATGCTTGAATCTTATATAGAATGCCTTAACGCCGAGGTTATTATCGCGGGGCACAACCACATTAGCTACGATAATGTTGTAGCCGTAAGGTCAGGCTGGGAAGAGGTTCTTAAATACGGGCAGATAGATACATTACGTATAGCTAGGCGTCTTATGCCTGATAGTGCCACTCATCAGTTGTCTGATTTGTACGAGATTATCACTGGAGATAAACTCACTGACGCGCACGATGCTATGGCCGATATTAAAGCTGTATCCGTGCTGATTGATGAGTTTATGGATAAATTAGGATTCGGCACATATTCAGAGCTTGCCAAGTATTGCGAAACACCGCAGCCTTGGCAAATTATGCCTATAAGCAAGAAGCATAAAGGAAAGCACGTATCCCAAGTGCCTATGAATTTCTGGCTCTGGATGTGTAAGAACACAGATATGTTCTATCAAGACTGCGACTTCCGAGCCACGATCGAGTTAGTAGCGCCTGAGCTTTACGAGGAGATGGTAGAGCGTGAGTAATTACGGTAAAGTCGGTTACGATTTCGAAGACGCTATAAAGCGACTATCAAAAGAATTGCAAAAGAAATACAAGGCCGACTTCTACAGGTATCCAGATTTCAAGTCTACCGGCTTGAAAGGGTACGCAAAAAAGGCTCCGGCAGACTTTTATGTACTTATAGAGGGCGTATTCTCAAAGATTGAGTGTAAAGCCTCTAACAAGTACAAGAGCTTAAGAGAGTGCTTGAAGTCTATGTTGGAGCCTCACCAAGTAGCAGAGCTAAGGAAGGCTAAAATGGCTGGAGGTAAGGGCTTTGTATTCTTTTACTCTAAGGTAGCAGGGGTAGTAGAAGTATGGGATATCTCTACCATTTCAGAAGTCTACTATAAGGAGAGAGGGAGGTTGACTAAAGAACATGAACCAGTGATGACGACCACATTGAAAGATTTAGTTGAGGATGTTGTACCGATTCTGATTAACGAGTAATGGGAGGCACACCATGATTGTACTTGCAAGTGATTACCACATCGGGAAAATTCTCAAATCTCACAGTTCTGAAAAGTCTAGACAAGCTTTGCAAGCCAGACTTGTCGAACAGGTGAGAAAAGTTGTTGAGCACGCCAAAAGGGAGGACGCCTTTCTGATTTGTGGAGGCGATCTGTTTGATCGTTTCCAAAACTCAGAAAAAATTGTTCTCGAAGGGTTTGAACTGGCTAAACACCACGATTTGGTGCTGACAGGCAACCATGACATGAGAAATAACTCGGAGCTAGTAAGCAGTGCAGACTTGATTAAAGCTGTACTTGGCAAAAAGGTTTGTAAAGCTCCTGAGTTCGATAGGCCGTATTACGAGGTGTACACCACAAAAGCCGGTACAGATGTGGTCGCCGTACCTCACCACTTAACACAAGAACTGTTCGAGCACGCTTTGCTTGATGCGGCTGAGTACGCCAAAGAATCTGACGCTAAGCTCAAAATTATAGTCTTGCACTGCAACTATGAGCTATCTTTCGAAGCGTCAGATTCGACCTTGAACCTAACAAGGGACTTGGCCCGCCAACTGCTCGACAGTGGTTTTGACTACATATTTATGGGTCACGAGCACGCTCCGGCTAAACATTTAGGCGGACGGTTGGTAGTCATGGGTAATACCCACCCGACTTCGTTTGCAGACATAAGCGATAAGTACTTCTATACGCTGGATGAGGAAACGGGAGAGTTGGAAAAACACGTACTATGGAAAGAGAGTAAAAACTTCAAGAAGTTGGACGTGCTTGACCTTGACGATTACATAGCATCCGATGAGATTCATGAGTTCGTCCAAATCGAAGGACATATTAAAGCCGAACAACTGCCTTCAGTTAATAAGCAGTTGCTAGGGCTGTGGCGGGCCAAGCCAGATATGTTTGCGGCCAAGCCTTCCTATGAGGTAGAGGGTCGAAACGTAGACAAGAAGGTGAACCTCAAAAGTATGGACGCCCTTCCAGACGTTATTATGAACGAGCTTTCGGGAGATATGAAAGAGTTGTTCGCTGAAATTTTGGGAGAAGTGAAATGATTAAGAGCGTAACGTTAAAAAATTTCAAACGGCATAAGTCTTTGACTTTGGACTTCACCGGCGGTTTCAACGTTATTATGGGGCAGAACAGCGCGGGCAAGTCTACTGTTCTTAACGCTATTGCGTTTGCTTTGTACGGGAGTTCGGCCATTCCTGGAACCACAGACACTCTAGTCACGAAAGGTGAAAAGAGTATGTCTGTCTCTGTGACGTTGCAAATTGGCGGTGACGAGTTCGAGATTACAAGGACTGCTAAATCCGCTGCGGTAAAGAAAAACGGTGAGATGATTGCCAGCGGGGCGGCCCCCGTATCTGAGTGGGTGCATAAGACATTTAACGCAAACGTAGAGGAGTTCTTGACGTTTACATATTCACGTCAGGGTGAAACCGCTGCACTTCTTACTTTAGGGGCAACGAAGTTCCAAAAGAAGATAGAGCAGATGGCTAAGGTTGACCTGATTGAAAAGGTCATTTCTAAGTTGTCTGATAAGACTAAGCACTGGAACGGAATGCTGGAAGGGCTACAGGTAGAAGATATTGAAGCGCTTGAATCAGAGCTTGAAGAGGTAAAGTCTGCATATAAGAGGGACTTTGAACTTCATAAAACTCACCAAGATGCTCTGAAAGTTTTGACTGACAACCGAAGCGAGAAGGAGATTGTTTATAACAAATACAAAGAGTTAGAAGAAGAACTTGAAGTACTGTCTGAGAAAAAAGCAGACATAGTTCGTACTATAAAGACTGTCGACGAGGTTATCGAGGACTGCCTTATCGACCTGCAAGAGATTCCTGAAGATTGTGAAGGTCGGTTGAAGGTGGTGAATGAGACCATAACCACCTCCAAGAAGCAGCTAAGAGATGCCGAACTGTTCAAAGAGAAAGTAGACAGGATAGAGGCTAAGATTGAGGAAGTTGAAAATTGGCTTAATGAGGAAGGCTACCCATCTATGGAGCGATATGAGGAAGTTAAGCCAGATTTGGACGAGGCTCACCGACTCGTTGAACAATATACTAACGAGCTACAGGAGTTTAAAAACGAAGTCTCAGCAAAGAGAAAGGAGTTACAAGACAAAGAAAACGAGTTAAAAAGCGGAGTGTGCCAAGCCTGCGGTCGTCCTTTTGAAACCTTCGACCCAAATAAGGTGGAGAGCGAAATCGACCAAATCAAGCAGGAGTTAGCCCACCTTGAAGTTAAAATTGAGGCCGCTGAGGCCAGCTTGTCGGCTAGCAAAAAGACAATAAAAGACCTAGAAGAATACGTCAATGACGTATACAAACTTGGAGTCGTGGAAGTCGTGGAATCGCAGCGTGAAGCACACATCAGGCTTAAGACACAACTGTCTAACCTGTACAGTGGAGATGTTCCGGCTGCAAATGTAGAGGACTTGAGAAAGTCTATAGAGCTTCTAGAAGCGCAGAGAACTGAACTTCAGGCGTTGGCCAACAAGAAAGAAATGCTTACAGACACTATTGAAAGCAACCGTCGCAAAAAGGCTAAGCTTCAAGCAAACCTGAAGTCTATAGTACTCGACATTGAGGCTGTTATGTCAGAGCTACCAGAAAAGGTAGACAAAGCACATCTTGAAAATGAAATCGCAGAGCTAACTAAGAAGATAAACGTACACGAGAAAGCGTTGTGGGAGCTTGCACCCAAGATTCAAATGCAAGTGGACAAGATAAAAGCGCTCAAAGCCAGCTTGGAGAAGGCCAAAACCGCTGACAAAAAGCGCAGAGATGTTGAAAAGCGTATATCCTTGGCTAAGGAGCTTTCAACGTTCCTGAAGAAGCGTCGGATGTCGTACATGGAGAACATCTGGGATGTTATCCTTAGCACGGCGTCAGAGATAGTAGCTAACGCTACATCCGAGATGGAGAACCCGATTGATCGAGTGTTGATCGACGACAAAGGCAAGTTCATGTTTGAGTCTGGAGGTAACGTGTTCTACGTTCAGGGTGGAGCAGGCGGGTGTCAGCTAGAAATGTTAGGAGTTGCTATGAGATTAGCGCTTTCTAATGTATTCTATGAAGATGACGTAGGGTTTATGATGCTTGACGAGGCTAGCAGTCAGATGAGCGACGACAACGCTATCAACTTAGCATCTATGTTGGCTTCTACAGGCAAGCAAATCCTGTACGTAACTCACAGAAAAACAGAACAGTTGTCAGCTGGAAATGTTATAACTTTAGGAGCTTGACATGGATTTTAACAGTTATCAGAAGATTTGCGAAGAAGTACATAAACGAGAAGATGCACAACTGTTAGATAACAAACAGGCGGCAGTCCTACTTGGACTGTCCGCCACCGCCGTTGAGGTAGGATATACTTTGAATGTGTTAAAGAAACAACTATACCAATATGACAAAAGTCTTAACATAGATTGGGACCACTTGGAAGAAGTTGCTGAGGACGTATCCCCGATGATTCTCACTGAATCTCAATCGGCAAAAATACATGCTGTCCTAGGGGCGTTAGGAGAAATCACCAGCCTATTGAAGATGACTATAATCGAAGCGAAGATAAATAAAGACCCGGATCCAGCTACTATAAAGAACGAAATAGGAGACTGCCTGTACTATCTAGCCAGGCTAGCCTCGTCATACGATCTCAGCTTGGAAGATTGCGCTAAGCACAATAAAAATAAGGTTACACAATTCGCAGAACGCGAACCCCAGCGCTAGAAACTTCTTTCACCAGTCCGTCAGGTTTAAAGGGTACCGAAAGGTACTCTTTTATTATTACTTCGTCTATGTCAAATTGCTGCTTATATAACACCAGCCGCTCTTTAAAAGAAGAATAACAGGAGCTTACGGCGTGCAAGTATGCTTTATCCTCCACTGAAATAAACGCAGGGTTCTTCTTCAAGTCCTTTTCCTTTATCAAATGATCACACTCTTGCAAGGTAAACAAGGCTTCTTGCAAGAAGCTGTTTATATTGCATATACAAGCCGCGAAAGCAGGTGTAGGCGTTGTGTTGTACAGGTCTAGAGAGACCCCTTGAACTAACCTCTCTAAGTTCTTGCATGTTGCAGCGTAGAATAGGTTAATAAGGTCATAATCCAAGTCTGCTGGGCTTTCTTTAATAAGAAGGAGAAGATCGTCTTGGCTATCCTTGCACATCTTAATAATGTTATCCAAATCTTTTCCAGAAAGAATTGATCCTGTTGGCATCTCTAACAAATAGCGTTCTATGCTTTCGGCACAGTCCGACCAAAGGTCATAAGTTACAGCCATACAAGTCTGAGCAGTCTCTGAGAATCTATAAGCCGAGGAGTATGCTACATCCATAAGTATTTGAGCCTGACGCAAACGAAAATCAGCCAGAGCTTTACTGGCGACAATCCTATACTTCAGATGATTGGTCACTATCTTCATTTCACACCTCGGACTGAACCGGACACAGCTACGTGTATACAACCCTTTAACTCAGCTAACACCGCTTTCAACTCCTGAAGCTCGTACAGGGTTCGGTTGAGAGCGACAACCAATTCTTTTTGATGGTCTCGCATCAAACCTTCCGACCGCTCTTTTGCTTTATTCATAACTTTCTGTTGTTCTTGTAGTTTAGCATTGATAGCTTTATATTGGTCAGCCAAATCTTGTATATGTTTGTCTATCTTGTGCTCCAAGTTTGCGATCTCTTGAGAAACTTGCTGGATAGTCTTCTTATGTCTATACGGGTGCCGCTTTTCCAGCAGCCAGAAGAAGAAGACAGAGATAGCGCCTGGAAGAACGACCAACATGAGGATCGGGTACTTATCTACAAGCGAAAAGATGAGCTTAGTAAGAACATCCATTATCTGGCCTCGGAATCTGAGCGGTTAAAATCGTTTATGCAGGTTTTATAGTATTCTGCCACCTCATAATAGTATTTTAACAGATTCCGTATCCTGGCCAAGTTCTTAGACAGTGTTTCGTAGTCCTTTGGGGTCAGAGAAATCCAATAAGCTCCGTGCCCGTCTCTAGTTACAGTGGGGTTAATCTCTCCAAGCAAAACGTTAGGAGGTGAAGGCGGTGGTGGGCATTCAATCTTTACTTTTATCGGAACTTCGACTGGACTCTTTACTGGCGAATTCTTGAAAAGAGTCGAACACCCGCTTAGTAGCAGAGCGGATGCGACGAGTGATGAGACCAGGTTTCTTTTTGACAAGCTCAGCAAAATCATGATCCTCGAACAGTTTTGATAGCCTATCTACCTCAGCATGAGCAGAGTATAGCCTTTTGTTCAATTCTATCACCCTTCTCTCTGCTTTTGCAGCGCGTTGTTTGGCCTCTCTAGCCTCTTTTTCCAGCTTTTTTAAAATCTCGGATTGCTTCTGATTTTCCTTTACAGCTTCCTCGTACTTGGCCCGCCACTGCCCTATCTCCTTCTCTAGCTTACTGACTTGGTAGGCTTTATACCCTAGGAACCCTACTACTGTTAGTACTACTGCCAGTATGCCGTAAAGCTTTAAATTCATCCTTTACTTGCCCACCTTAGAAGATACAGACTTAGCGGCCATAGCCCCTACGCTGTTAGCTATGTAACCAAGACCAAATGCGTTGAGCGATGTCAACTCGCCCATTTGGTACAAGATAACGAAACCGACTACTGCTCCGATTGTTGTAACGATGATTGAGTACCGGTTGTCCAGAAGGTATGCCTTAAAAGAGTTGTATTTATGCTTTCTTTCGTCTTTCTGAAAGGCTATGAAGTCCTGTATCGTGTACGATAGCAGGCCAAGTGCCATAAGTACTAACGGGTGGGAGAAGAATGTTACAAACAGGTCAGTCAGGTTCATCTCAGCTTGGCACCTTTTGTTGTGACGATATTCAGGTATTTTATATCTTCTTGTCGTATATAAGAAAGGATTTTACCTACAGCTTTCCTAGAGTCTGCGACACCTAGGTCTAATTGCCCACCCTTAGATTTGTTAGCCAAAAGTTTCCTGCTCATTCCGAATGCTATACACCCCTGCAACTGGTTAACAAAGTTGGCAGGGTGAATTAAACAGGCAAACCTGTCTAAACCTGCCTTTCGATCCTGGCTATTCTTGTATACATTTAGAGCGGGGTTTACCAGAGCAAAGGTGTCACCAAATTTATCAGACTGGAAAGGTTCTAGGGAATACAGCCCGTCTGGTATGCAAGATTTATAAGGGCGATTGTGGTTCCAAGGCTGTTCTAAAGAGTAAAAGGCTTGGTTGTTAATGATAACAACCCCTTCTGTACGGTCAGGGGCGTAAGAGAATCGAGTAAGGGTAAGAATCTTACCCTTATTCAACAACTTCCTCAGTAATTCCGTCATCGTCATCTTTCTTTGCTTCCGCAGCTACGCTGGCTTCAGCCATCTTAGCCAACTGCCCAGGTACGCAGGCTGTTTCTCCGGTAAGTAGCGACATAGCAAACGAGCAGCACTCTTGCCATGCTTGATAGTCCGCCATCGTAGCAGGCTTAAACGGGGGCGCTACTCCAGGTTTATTTAGGAACTCTAGGAGGTTGTGGCCGATGCGTTTGGTGGCCTCTAGAGCCGATTCGTTCTTGCTTTTTTCTGTCATTCTTGTTTCTCCTGTAAATATAAATAGTGAATGCTAAATGCACCAAGGAAATTGCTATTAGTATAGCAACTGCTGTGAGTAGCATACTACGCATTTGCCTCAGCGTTCAAGCTATAAGTGGCAGAATCCAATACTGCTCCGCCGTTTGGTCTAACTTCAATAAGGAGGTCGCAGTTTTTAGCTGTACCTGATGTGGCTGTAAGTGACCATGTAGGGTTAGTGGAGATGGACAGCCAAGTACCAAGCGTGCCAGACGGGGTTGTGCCTGACTGTAAGGTAGCTCTCACCTCATAGCTAGATCCAAGACCGCTTTGTGTAGGGGCTGCCCAGTTTTCAAGTACGGAGGTATTACCGTTTTTGTCTTGTACGACGGTACCGTCGTCCCTAAAGGTAACGCCAGCCGTAGCTGTGGTTAAAGAGAAGGCGATGATGCTGCCGCCGTTAAACGACACAACGGTACTTTGTCCTCCGCCTGCACCTGGAGGCCAATATGTCACCCAAATGCCGGACTCTCTTCTCTTTATTTCACCTATGTCTAGCTGCCAAGCAGCAGACTGTCGGTGTTTAGGAGTATAAAGGTAAGTCCAAGCTCCCCCAGACCTTACTTTAAGTATAGCCATAATGCCCTCTAATCGTGATAGTTTCCCCACATACAGTGCAACAACTCGTGCCCCAAGGTCAAAGTGGCGTCATCATCCACCTTTTTAACAGGTGTTATGAAGATTACACATCTTCCATCTTCGCCTCTTCCCGCGAAACCTTTTAGGTTTCCGTTGGTAGGTACTTTCTTTCCGTACTTTTCATAGAGGCTGTAAAGAGTCTTCTGGTCAACCATTTTGACCTCGACAACCCCTTTATAGAAATAGGGGTTTTCTAGGCCGTCTATACGTACCTTATTGGTTAACCTTGAACTGTAGAAGTACAGAATAGCTGCCGCTAAAACTATTAACGACAGCGTATATGCAGTTTTAGTATGTCGGGACTGTGATGACATACTGCACACCTTCTGCTTCGTCTTTAGTTACAGCAGAAACCCTAACCTTCCACACTGGTGAGCCTTCCTGAGGTTCTTGATAAAGCTGCACGCTTTGCAAAGAAATCTCTGGATGTAGGCTCAAGAACGAATCCAATTCTTGCTCTATAGTAGAGCACAAAGTCTTTAGATTCGTGGTTAATTCTGTGATATTCATATTACCATTACCCTCCTATATATAGGTTGATTACATTATATGCCGGATCCACTCTTTGTCCAAGCAAAGGTTACGGTATCCGTATCAGTGACGGTGACGGTGACGTCAGGCTAGCAACTACAGCCGCGTTAAGTGTTTTAATTGCTTCGGTTGCAGTTTGTATCGACATTGGTGTGTCCTCCAAGTTAAATGAGCGGGTCTTCGCCCAACCAGTCAAAATGCACATCGCCAGAGTCCGTCGCGCTAAGCGCAGGGTTGACAGCATCGGTCACTGTCACAGTTACGGTAGCCCATGCTGACGAGCTAGCGCCTGATGGCGTACTTGCATCCGCAGAACAAGTTGGTGTAGCAGACGTTGTGTTGTAAATCGCAATATCTGAAGGCGTTGGAGTTCCGTTCTTAGTCGTAGGTCCGATGCTCCACTGATAATTGACAGGATGCGGAGTAGCGCCCTTAACAAAATACAACGTCACACTTTGCGGACGAGAGATATTTCCGCCGCCAGTTCTAGTACCATTCGTCGGGACATATCGTATGGCATAAAGCTCCCCGGGTTGTGTAGCGCCAGTGTACACAGGGGATGGCGGTGTGTACGTCGCCCCAGACGTTGACGAGCTACCGGGTTCTAGCCCCTCATCCCATGCAAATGAGGCCGTACAAGTTTTCGTTATAACAATCCCAGTCTGGATATCAGTCAATTGCAACTGCACCTGATACGTGCGAATGTTAAATGGACCTAACGCTGGTGTGGCAATACTACAATACTCGCTCGTTGCACCGGTCAATGTGCCATCGGTATCACCGCCGACAATCGACCAATTCCACGTCAATGGGGGTTTATACCCATTCTCCAAAACGTAATCGGGCATAATAGCAATAGACAAAACCTCTGTCGTATTTGTCCACTTAGCGTGATTTTTCAGGCTCACACTTTTAAGCGTCGTAGCTTTGCCAGCGTGAGCAAATAGGCCGCCTAAATCCGTTCCAGAAGAATTACGAAAGCCGGTGACAGGGTAGATAACATTCCAGGTGTAAAAGGCATTGGCGAAGGGAAAGCGACGGCGCTTCTGAAAGATAAGAATACGGAGCATGAAATGTACACCGCTGTCCTTGATGCTTACATCGAGGACGCCTTTGTCAACTGGCCTTGTGAGGTTGATGAGGGTGTTATAGACTCTGAAGATGACCTGAATACCAATTTGACGATGTTGTATCTTTTAAGGAGTGAAGACGATGAATGGGAAAGCCCATTCAACAGACAAGCAAGCCCCTGGCAAAGCGACGTTGGTTTTTATTTCCAGCAAAAAAGATGCCAGGATCGCGGTTGATGTGTGCAAGCAATTGGTGCGGCAGCATGACGCCTATTTTCTTAGCTTCAAGCCGCAAGTGTACAGCATCATCGAGGTTATGGCCTATGCAGCAGACAGGGAAAGCCCGCTTGTGTGCATACCCTCGACGCCTCCAGAGGGGGCAGACAAGGTGCTGGAGTATGAACATATCAACCTTGACCTGTTTTGCTACGACGATGTTGTCCACCTTTTCCAACAAGTTGAAACAAAACTGGGGCTAACCCATGGACAGTAAGTTTGCTGAGATTGACGACCTCCTGAAGCACTTTGCCAGCCGCTATTGCGACGGCGATGAAGAATTGTTTGATAAACTTTACCAGCAGGCCGCCCTGCTCTACCTTGACAAGAGAAGGTCTTTCGATGAATCTAAGGGGAAAACATCCACCTGGCTTTACGCTTGGTTGCCCCACGCCCTTGTGTCATACAAGAAACAGATGCGGCGGCTTGTTACAGTGTCAGATTATAAGGCAAGAGCTATGAGCGATGAAGAACAAGACTTGGCCAAGCATATCAGCATAACCCATGACAACGCCGACACGCTGCCAGGCAAAGAGGACGAAGGAAGGGACGACCAGATATGCGCCAACGAAATGATGGCCATAGCGAAGCAGGTTCTCTCGCCAAGGGAATACAGGTGCCTTGTGCTGCACTACCTGTACGACATGCCGAAGACCGTTATTGGCGAAGTTGAGAATGTGTCCGGCGAGAGGGTGCGGCAGATTATCGAAAACGCGCTGAAGAAAATTAGAAAACAGGCGGGGGTGTAGCGGTGAGGCTCTACTACGAAACCAAGCAAGGCCGCCTTTACCAAGGCGACTGCCTGGAAGTTATGCAGAAACTTGCTGACGATGGTGTTAAAGTGGATATGGTATTGACCGATCCGCCGTATGGGACGACCGCTTGTAAATGGGATTCTGTTATCCCATTGGAGCCAATGTGGGAATGTATAAAGAGATTGACAAAGGAGCAGTCGGCCATTGTTATGACCGCAAGCCAACCCTTCACAAGCCTTTTAGGATCTTCAAATATCAAATTGTTACGTTATTCGTGGGTGTGGCAGAAATCTGCAGCTACAGGACATTTGAACGCAAAACGGATGCCCATGAAAAACCATGAGGATGTGTTGGTCTTTTATGCAAAGCAGCCAACGTATAACCCGCAAGGATTAACCGATTTCAAGAAAACAGTTAGACGTGGCGGTAACGGCGGCTGCTATGGTGACAGCGGCAAAGAGAACTTCCAAGAAAAAACTGGATACCCGAGGACGGTATTAAAAATAAACAGCGAGGGCAAAACCGTTCACCCTACACAAAAACCGGTCGCATTGATGGAATATTTAATCAAAACATACACCAACGAAGGTGATTTGATTCTGGACTTTACGATCGGCTCAGGAACAACAGCTATAGCCGCTGAAAGAACAGGGCGCAAATGGATAGGCATAGAGTTGTCGGAAGAATACTGTGAGGTTGCCAAGCAAAGACTTGAGAAGGAGGCGCAACAATGAAGGTGTTAGAAAAGGCAAGGCTACACGCTGAAGACCTAGCATATTACATCCAGCACAGGGAAAGGCTTGTGCGTAGTGGGCATTCAAAGCTGGACAACATTGACCAGCAAATTGCCGAGGAGCTTACCATCCTTAAAGAAATAGCCGAGGTTGTTTGCAGGGACTTGGTGAATGAGCAAGACAAGGAATAACGGCAGGTGGACAGAAGCAAGGTTTCGGAGTTTCATCATCAGCGCCCTGCGCAAGGCCACCTACCGCTGGCCACCCAAGGGGGAGGTGGTTAAACAAGCATCCACAGGGAGGGGCAGGTTCCGCTGTGCCATGTGCAAGAAGGACTGCCCCACCTCCCTACCAGCAGAGGACGGAGGGAAGCGGATAAGGAACAGGTTTGTGGATCACATAGTGCCAATTGTTGACCCACAAAAAGGCTTTACTACCTATGACGACTGGATAGATAGATGCTTTGTGGACAGCGACGGGTTGCAGGTGCTATGCAAATCCTGTCATGATGCGAAAACCCAACAAGAGAGGGAGAGGAGAAAGAAATGATTGTTATTCTGAACGGACCGCCGGGGTCAGGCAAGGACACAATAGCAAATGGGCTTCTGAAAGCTGGGGTTGCTCACGCTCCTTTATGCTTCAAAGATGAGTTGTATATCCAGACGGCCTCTCGCTTCAAGCTAAGCCTTTCTTACTTCATCGCCCTTGCTTCAGACAGAGAGACAAAAGAGGAGCCTTGCCACCTGCTTGGTGGTATGTCGCCAAGGGAGGCGCTGATAGACACGTCTGAGAGAATCATCAAGCCCAAGAAAGGCAAGGACTACTTTGGGCGAAAGGTGGCCGAGGTTGCTGCGCAGCGACCACCAGAGGACGTTATCATCATCTCTGACGGTGGCTTCAAGGAGGAAATTGAGCCTCTACTTGAGACGCATCACAGAGTTGTCATCATCCACCTGCACCGACCTGGCTGCACTTTTGACGGGGATAGCCGGTCTTACATCAATGTTGGCGGGGCGCATTACGACTGCATAGTAAACGACGGCACCATTGATGAGGCAGTTGAGGCAGCTGAAAGAATCATCAGGAGGCATCACGCATGAGAATGAAAGACGACGTTTTGTTTGACAGAGATGGTGTGAATGCACAGCCAGAACTTTTTTACGGTTTGTGGATTGTAGCGGAGACATATAGGGATCTTGGCATTACCGGCAAGAGGGCTTGTGTAACGTCTGTTATGGACGGTAAGCACAGCCCCAACAGCCTGCATTACAAAGGGTTTGCTTTTGATATAAGGACATGGGCGGATGAACATGGCACACAGATGAGCGACAAGACGAAGTGGGCTTTCCGCAACCTTCTTGCTGAACGCTTAGGCGATGATTGGGATGTTGTGGTGGAGAGAAGCCACATACATGTGGAGTATGACCCGCAGTGATGTTAACAATCTTCGCAGTTACATTCATCTATGTTGCGCTGAAAGCCATGCAACAGCTTCAGGTGGTCAACTATGAATTCGCGAGGGTGCTCCCTGTTTCTTTCGGCATGGCGCTGTGCGAGGTAACAATTATGCTCTCTGTTGTCAATGACGTTGGTTTCTGGGGCTTTATCCCCATGGGCCTTGGTGGTGGCCTTGGTGCCATGCTAAGCATGTACCTACATAAACGGATGAACGGATGAGCAGGGGGGAGCAATGAAAATATTGCACATTGACATTGAGACAGCACCTAATGTCAGCTACACATGGGGCCTTTTCAACCAGAACGTAGCTATTGACCAGATAGTTGAGCCTGGCTACACTTTGTGCTTCGCCGCAAAATGGCACAAGAGCCGCAAGAAAGATGTCATGTTTCATTCCATCTGGCATGACGGCAAGAGAGGGATGATTGAGGCCGCCGCAGATTTACTGTGCGAGGCGGATGCTGTTGTCCACTACAACGGAAAGAGCTTTGATATACCCACATTATGCAAGGACTTCCTGCTGGAGCTTGGCAAACCACCCGCTCCCTTCCACCAGATTGACCTGCTACACGTTGTGAGGAAGCGTTTTAGGTTTGCGAGTAACAAGCTGGACTTTGTTGCCCGTCAACTTGGCATTGGTAAGAAACTGCCGCATAAGGGCATGGACCTTTGGCGAGGCTGTATGCATGGCAACCAGAAAGACCAGAGGGTTATGGAGAGGTATAACATTCAGGACGTGTTGTTGCTTGAAAACTATACGAAAGATTGTTGCCGTGGATAAATAAGCACCCCAACCACGGACTGTACACCGACGAAGATAGACCAGTATGCACAAATTGTGGCAGCAGGCATGTTGTTAAGAATGGTGTGGAGAGGCTGGCAACACAAGCATACCAGCGATACCGTTGCCAGAAGTGCGGAACGCCTTTGAGAGGCCGAACCACTATACTCACCAAAGAGAAGCGTGCTACCATCTTAACCCAGAGTAAACTGTGAGGGCATTATGAAGAAACAGCAGGAAGTGAACAAGGTTGTGCTAAGACTACTTGTGGATGCGCTGGGACAGCCTGTGGTGACAGTTGACGTGGACAATGATATAGCCCTTGATGTCATAGCGGCCTCACTGGCTAAGGCCGCAGCCGCCTTGCTTGGTGAAATTGAAGACAGCGAAGGCATACAGCCTACCGTAAGTCATTAGACTAGGTTTTGCCGCAGTAGCACAATTGGCAGTGCAGCTGATTTGTACTCAGAAGGTTGCAGGTTCGACTCCTGCCTGCGGCACCATATCCCGCAAAGGGAAAGACTTTCTTGGGCGTAGCCTTGCTGACTATGTAAACAAGCATGGGGAAGGCAAGACATTCATTATCTGGGTTATCCGCGATAAAGCCCGCAACGGCTTCCTCGATAGTGGATTTAAGGTCTTTCAATACGTCTGTTACTATTTGAATAGACATTTTTGTTTCTCCTCTGTTGGTTGACTTTTTAGCTCCACCCTCCACTCTTAGTCTCCACTCTTAGTCCAGGTGAAAGTTACGGTTTCCGTTGCTGTTGCAGACAGGCTCGTATTAACCGCATCTGTGACCGTCACAGTCACAGGCGCAGATACAGTTGTCGATGCCAAATCTGGTGTGCCGCTGGTGGCGACGCATTGTGCGCTGCTAGACGTTGCATAGTTCAGCGTCATATCGCTCGGTGTCGGGGAGCCGGTTTTACTCGATGCGCCAATTGACCACTGATAATTAACGGCGTGCGGTGTGGCTCCGCTGACAAAATACAATTCAACGGTTTGATAGCGAGAGATCGTGCCGCCATCAACCATAGAGCCGTTTGTCGGCACAAACCGAATGGCGTACAGCTCGCCGGGCTGAGTCGCGCCGGTATAGCGCGTGCTGGGGGGTGGTGTGGTGCCGGTGCTGCCGCTGCTGGACGTAGCGCCGCCGGGGGACAGCTCAGAATCCCAGACAAACGACACGCTGCATGTGTCTGTCAGCACGATGCCGGTGTTAGAATCTGTGAGCTGCAACTGTAGCGTGCATCGCTTAATGGCAAACGGCGCTGTGGCGGGCGCTATCACAGAACAGGTCTCGCTAGTCGCACCGGACAGCGACAAGTCTGCATCACCGTCAATAATGCTCCAGTTCCACGAAAGCGGCGGTTTATATCCATTCTCCAGTACATATTGCGGCGTTACAGATTGGCTCATGCCTACATTCTGGTTCGTCCACTGCGCGTAGTTGAGAAGGTCAACACTCTTTAGCGTCGTCGCCTTGCCCGCATGGGCAAACAGGTTGCCCAAGTCCGCGCCGGCCGAGTTCAAAAACCCCGTCATAGTATCCGCTTGCGACCCGTAGGTCTGCTCCCACAGGTACATCTGACTACGCGGCGCGTATTTCACACCGAGATCCGTCCCTGCGCTGTCATAGTAGTAAGTCGTCTGCGTCAAGCCGCCTTGCCTCACGGCCCAGCGCGTAGTTATATCAACGCCACTGCTGTCGTAAAACGTACTCACGCCTTCAACTCCTCAATCAGCGCCTCAAGCTCTCTAACTTTTGCCTCAAGTGCCTCAACCTTTGCCGCCAGAACCGCATCAATGTCCACGGACAGCATCCCATCGACGCCCTCACTTACAGCTTCGGGCAAGACCTCTTGCACTTCTTGCGCGATATAGCCAATTTGGTCTTTTTCGCGCCCAGGGTCTTTCCAATCGAAAATAGACAGCCGTAAGTTTGCAACTTCAGGCCGAGCAAAACTCCTGACATTGGTTTTCATCCGAAGGTCGGAATAAACCTTGAAGCCGCCATCAGCCTGCACGCGCTTATTGAAATAGAACTCTGGCCGGTCTGTTAAGAAATGGCAATAGGTGCTATCGCCCGCGCCAATATCGACATAGCCACTTGCGGTATTTACGCGGAGATAAGACCGCAGACTTACTCCAACCCCGTTGCTGTCTCTATTCCAGAGCGGCACGCCACTGCCATCTGTCCCGATATAACAATCCCTTACGCCATCGCGGCCAAAAAAACTAATATAATTCCAGTCGTTCGGGTCGCCATCCGGCACGCGAAGATTAATTACGCTATCGCCGCCGGCTTGGACTGTTATAGCTCCAGTAAAAGTGGCACCGGACAATTTTGCAAACGCAGACGCGTGATAACCATCTAGCAAATCCGCGTCAAGTCCTGAACCAGCGCCGTCATTGCCAGAGTGCCAGACTTTTTCCCATGGCTGCCAAGTGCCGTTATTTTGACAGCGAATCCACATAGAGTTATTGCGGGGGTCAAAAAACCCCTGCCCAGCCCACAAAGAAGAATCATAGTTCAGGGTAAAAACGTACCCATCTACAACACCGGAAGGTTTTACAGCACTGGAATAATCTAGGTGGTTTACTTGGAATCCTGCAGCCTTAAAATCATTATTGGTGTATGCCCTATGGTTGGTCAAATAATCGTCCGCCAAGGTGTCATGACCATGGCTTGAAAGAGCGAAGCTAGATGCATGGAAGCCATCCAATGTATCAGCATCAAGACCTGAACCAGGGCCATCATTGCCAGCGTGCCAAACCTGATTTCCGTTTACGGTCAAGCTGCCGGTAAAATTAGCTCCAGATAGCTGGGCAAACGCAGTCGAATCCAAACCATCCAAGGTGTCAGCATCAATTGTCGGATTGCTTGCAGTATCGAACCACAAAGAGCCGTCAGGTACGGCACCTGGGTCTGTAGAAGAGATATAGAACGGGTGAGCAGACTTCAGAGTCTTCCCAGAAATTACAAAATCATTGGAATCGTAATCTAACCAATCAGTAGCTCCATAAGACTGATCCCAAAACAGAATCCTGTCTGCTCCTGGGGATATGAGATTCTCTATACCAATGTTGCTTACGGTAGTTCCAGACAAGTCATTAGACGGCCGGATGTACGGGGCTACTTTAGTCCCTCGGTTCAAGACCGGCTTACGAGAGGCTATCACCGTACCGGCGTTAGCAGAATCGTAAGCATAACCAAGGTTTAGAGATACTGCCCCAGCAGGGATTACTACTCCCTCAATCTTAGACTTAAACCAAGGCCCTGAGACGTCTGGGCTGACCTGGTAATCGTCAAAATCGTCGATATTGTTTCCGTCAAACGTAGCTATAGGCGTATCTGTGCCATCAAAGAACACCAACTGCGCCCGAAGGCCAGTAGCAGTGTCTACCCTAGTCTGCAGCTCCAAAGATGCAGAAACTACTTCTCCGACAGATAAATTTAGATTTGATAATAGTTTATTAGCCATCTGTCACCTAAGGTAATTGATAATATCCGCCACCACTAGAAGGAGGAGCATACGGCCCCCCTCCGCCTGTAGTATTAGCACTTTCCTCTACAGGGGCTTCTACAGAACCGTCTAATAAGTTCTGGAAGTCGCCCCACTCTAAGTTAGTATCATCGTCTGGGTCTAAGAATCTGTCACCCCATCCTCCAACCGAGTGCAACACAGTCATCCCTCTATTAAATACTGGGTACCGCCCATAAAACGTCCCAGACGACACATAAGTTTTGAAAGAAAACCTAACGGCTCCTACAGGTATAAGTATGCCCTCTAATTTCACAGTAGAAAACGACCCAGGGGGAGTCTGTGGTGTCGTAGTGGCTGGTGTACCAACAGGGTTACCTACATCATCATAAAACGCAACTTCCAAGTAGGCCCCTGTAGCATTTATATTTTGCCAAACCAACGAGCAAGAAACATAATCTCCAGGTATTAACTCGTAAGAAGATAGCCTAAGACCTTTGAAAGACTTGTTAGCCCCGATGATTATAGTGTTAGAGTAGACCCGTTGAGATCTCCTAGAAGGTGACACCAAATTATAAGGGCTTTGTCGTTCTCCGTATTCTTCTGCGGTCAACCCTGCTTCTATCAATGTACCATTAGTGTCCAGAGTATTCCAAGCTCCCACCTGCCCAGAAGTGTTGATAAGCCTTGCCCACACATAAAGTATCCCTGAGATAGATACTGTATAAGATACCTCAGACAATGAAGTGAAATCAGCAGGTACAGGGAACACCTTACTTAACGTGGCGGTATTCCTGTCATTAGAAGTTGAAAAGGTAAACTCTACGCTAGCTATGTCTTTATCGTTAACAGAACTTACATCCAAAGTTAACTCTACGCCACCAGACAGCTTTGAATAGGTGATAGGCCCAGGTTGGTCAGGCCCAGTAGTCTTGGCTGTAACTATCCTATTCACAAGGGTGGCCTTAGCGCCTACCTTCTCCATAGCATTTATCGCAAATACTTCAAAGTCATAAGCTACACCTTCCTCAAGGACTAAGTACTGAGTTGTTGTGTTCTTGTCAACATCTGTATAGTTCCAAGCCGTGTCTGAAGATCTTTTCCAACGGAGTCTATACCTATCTAAGTATTGATCGTTTACTGGATCCCACACCAACTTAGCTCTAGGAAGGACTACGCCGTTGGGTGCAGGTAGTATGGCGTCATCCCCAGTATAAAATTGGAAATTAGCAGGGGCTGGCATAGCCAAAGGATCGTAATCAATAGATACAGGAACACTAACGTCAGTAGTATACTCAGACAAAGCAACATCCCAAGCAGTCGTCAACTCTTCGACCAGTGTCAACTCTACGGAGAAGTCTGGGTTTATCGACATCTCTACGACTCTAAATAAAACGTCTGGAAGAGTAGGAGAGGCCAAATTTACATTAACCAAAGACTGCACAGATGCCCTGAGTACAGTAGGTTTGCAGACCATTCTCAAAAGTTTCTGCTGTCTAGATTGCTTGAGAAGTATTATTGCTATTCGTTGTGCTTGATAGACATCTGTAACACCTTCAAGCTTTATTTCCCTCTGAAATCTGCGCCCATCCTCAGTCTCGTAAGTTGTACTCTTTGCCGGAGGAAACGTCACACTGTCGTAGCCATCAGACGGCTCAGTATAGGTACCTGAAACATAGTTGTAATAGCTATCTCCTGTTAGGTTGGAACTATATACGAGGTTACCTATAATGTCGTCCTCAGTAATAGTAAACTCGGCCACCCCGCCGACTCCTGCCAAAATTCTCCACTTTCCTCCGACATAAACAACCTTACCTAGCATAGTTTGCAGGATTTTCTCTAGGTTGTTTTTCCTCGAATCTGCTGTAGATAGAGCAATGTTACATTCGTACCGCTTCTGATAAGTCGATCCAGGTGGGATCTCCTCAAGCTGATCGCAAGCGTTGGCGGCTGCCATCACTGAAGGAAGGTCTATCCTATTGATATCCTCATTGAACCCTACTTCGCTGGTTAAGTAGTGTAAAGCTATTAGCGCAGGGTTTGTTGTATACTCCCAGGTACTTTGATCTGAAAATCTATGTGTGCCTGAACCGCCTTGTACTGTGCTATCCTTTCTTGGGTCGTACACCTTAGCACCGCGCATTATTACAGATACGGACGGCAAAGTTTCCCATTCCTCGTATGTACCGAACCGGATAGCTATATAAGCTACGCCAGTACCCTTGTGGTTGGAAGTCCACTCAGATGGGTTTGCCCCAGAAATCAAAGGACTGGCAGTTTGAGACTGCGTTCCTGTGTACAATTCATATGTAATATCACGGCCAGCGTACTTTGGATCAGAAATTGATTTACCGTCTATAATAACGTCATCTATAGCCTCAACTTCGTGCTCACAGAACGCAACTACGTAGTACAGTGCAGATCCCTTCGTTGTCCAATAAACAAGAGGGCCAGATACTCTGACTTTTCCATATACAACAGACAGCGGGGCGTCAGAATCCCTGACCATCCCTTTCTTAGGAGGAGTGGTCAAGTCGGTTTTAGGCTGCATACCTTCTATGATGGCATTAAAAGTCACCATCAATATGATTTGGCCTATGACAGCGGCAATAGAAGCATAACCTATTGCCGCTGAGGCCGCTGCAAACGCTACTGCTACCGCTGCTTGTGGCATCGCTGTTCCTTAAATTAACAAAATCAAACGTCCCAACAACCTAACATATCTACAGTCAATACTCTGACCAAACCTTTAGCTCCGACAAAGAACGAAACTTCTCCTGCACATAGACCCAGGCCGATACCATTCCCTGTCTCACCAATTACAACGTCCCCAAGCTTCGCGAAACCAGATGGACGCATTTGGCCAAACGCTCTAACCGCCATTGCTTCCAGCCCTCCTGATTCGGACAGGATCTTATTGGCCGATTCCTCATCATCATACATCCCTCTAAACTCTTCCATGAAGTCTTTACCAAGATACTCCTTTAACCAACCGCACGTAAACGTACAACAATCGTGCTCACCCCATTTAAAGGGTTTATCCCTGCATTTATCTATATACTCTCTAAACTTTTCGTACCTACCCATTAGAATGGATCCTGTGGCGGTCGTCTATCTTCATACGGCCCTGGGGGTCTTGCTTCAGGCCCCCAAATGAGAGTTGTGTTGGCAACCCTACGAACATACTCAAAAAACTTGTCCCCTGGATACCGTTCTTGATGGTCTTCATTAGTTGCCCTACGAACAGAAGGTAAATCGAACTGAGTCATAATCGACTCTACTGCTAAAGACATAGCCCCCTCTGTCTCGCTCCTTACATATTGTACAGAATCCATGTACCCAGAGAAAATCTCAACGTAATCGTTACAAACTGCTGTCTCAGGATCTACCGTACCTAGGTATAACGTAGCATTTCTACCCCTGATAGACTCATTGATAGATAGGTCTACCTTAGTGGTATCCACACCGGAAAGTTGTATTTTTATCCCCTTCATAGACAACCTAGAGTCCTCCCTGACTGCTTCAATAGCGCCGAGCTCACCAACTCCGATATAAGATTCAGAGTTCAGAGTAACAGACCCTATACCGCTATGGTATCTCTGAGTCCCAGAGGTAAACTCTAACTTTACAAACAAGCAGAGGGTTACTGAAGGAGACGCAAGCGCAGCCTCTAAGCCTCCTAAAATGCCTCTACTCATAGGACATCCTCTATCAGATCAAAACTTATAGTTCTGAAATTCGGGGGAGTTATAGACTCCGAAATAGTGTCAGTATCAAGTATAAACTTGCCAAAAGGCTTATTCAACAGTACTGGTGCTGCACCTGGCATTGTTTTCCGCAACGGGTAATCTAATTGCAGTTTTACCCACCCGAAAGAATCTGCGTGCGCTGGAGCAACAATCTGACGAAGTTCCCCATTGATATGAACCATATCTCCAGGTAAAAGAACACTGTTTTGTCTTTGGCTTACACTTCTTGATTGTACCAAAATAGTGCTTCCAGATTGAGGTGAAGGATCTCCGTATAAACATTTAGTCAGGCTAACTTCTTGTATATTTACATACTCGTCATCTTGGACTGACGCTCCAGGTTTTATAGTTAAATAAGTGTTACTTGATGCGTTAACCAGAAAAACGTGTCTACCATACCCCGATACAGTTTTGCTGAAGTAGCTAGTACCACCCCAATTAGGGCTGGTGGTTAGCTTTATATCCAAATCGGCTTTGGGGCCTGGGCCTATATCAACAACGAGCGCCCTATCAGTACTCGGTGTCGTGACCGCCTGCTCTATGTAAGGAAGAGTGGCCCCTTTCTTGTACAAGCTGACTGAATATCCGTCAAAAATGACGCGCCCACCTCCATCATTAACAGTCCAACCTGTTAAACCAAGGCTGAAATCAGGGTTTTGCAACGCTTCGTCAGGAACAAAAGTACCTTTAGGCACAGGTCTAGAAAAATCATGACAATAAATCCTTCCCGCAGCACCCCCAACGGCTTGCAAAGTTCTCAGAAGGTAAAGTGCCCGTTCTTCATCCATATCCTCATATGTAAGGCTGAACTTCCACAACCTGCCTAATGTAGATACAGTCTGCTTAGACCCTGTGTATATGCTGGTGAACGTAACCGTTTTATTTATATTACTCTTCACCATGCTAGACGGTGCTAGCTTCGTCGGAAGTCCTAACTCATACGCCATTATCTGACCCCTATAGGCTTCTTATAACGGTTCTGCTCAGTAGCAACCTTAGCAACAGATTGGTTTATACTTCTAGAAATTTCCCTACGTACAAACTCCTTATCAGCTACGTCGCCCACAGTAATAGTGAAGTTGTTTACAATGGTTGTTCCAGACCCAGTAGCTACTGGAGTTACCACAGGATTAACTATAACAGGAGGTAACATTGGAGAACCATGAGGTTTAGAAGAGCCAGGTACTCCTGTTATTTTTCCTGAAGTAGGAGAACTTTTACCAGAAGAACCAGAGCCATTGCCTAAACCTCCATTAGCAAACAAGTTGGTCAAAAGATCACTAAGACCGTAACCTCCACTGTCCTTAGATCTGAACAGTTTATCTACTAACCGTTCGGCCAGTATCCTCTGAATAACTCTAACAAAGGTTTGCTCAAGCTGTTGCAGACCTTCTATAGTCGGGTTGATGAAGAACTCTGTAAACGCTTGTCCCATCTCCTTAGCCGCTTTGTTAGCCTGTTGGACAGTATCTAACTTCTGCCAACGTAGCTGCTCCTCGCGCAAACGGACAAAGGCATCCTTAGCGTTCTCGATAGAAGATACATAAGCTTTCAGGGCTTTTATAAGTTCCTTGCTCGCTCCTGCTTTTGCCGCCTGCTCTAAGACCCTACGAGCTTCATCAAGCTTCGCGTTTAAATCAGCCAATTTGACTTCATAACCACCGAGAGCATTGATTTGATCTCTCAGGCGCTCGGCTTCTTGGCGATATTCTGAAGTAAGGCTGTTCAGCACTGCCAGCTTAGTATTCTCGCTCAAAGCCTTTTGGCGCTGAAGTAGCCTATCTAACTCTCCGTTCAAGTCTATGAGTGCTTTTTCTTGCGCTTTCAATGCAGAAGCTAGCTGAGAGGAAGCTTCGCTGTTCCCTCGCTCTACTTCTAACTTTCTCTTAAGCAGAGAAATGTTGTTTTCTATCTGCGTACGAGTAGCATCATACGCGGCTATAATTTTATCTGAGGATTCTTGCTCTACTCTAGCCGACTCTGCTAGCAGGCTCCCTAGAGACCTACTACCTGACTTAAATTCTATGGTTAAGACCTTCCTAGTGGCCGAAGCTTCCTTCTTAATCTGATCTACAATAGTCTTAACATTCTCGGTCTGAGCCTTTAGAAGCATGTTAAGGTTGTCCACCAACTCGTTGGTGGCTACTTCACGCAAAGCTTCAGTCAGCTTTCTATTAAGAATTGCCTGCTGTTCATCTAAATCTTCTACAGATTTAGTGAGGTCTTTCAGATAGCTAGCAAACTCATCAAAATTCTTGAAGTCGAGAGGCCGTAAATCGAAGGCTTCATTTATCCTATCAAGGATATGCGCTTTGAACTCTTTAATGTTAGCGAATCCTCCTTCCGCAGCTTTTGTAGCTTCTTGCAGAATTTCAGAAGGTGTCGCACCTCTTGCAAAAGCTGCTTCAGCGGCCTTTACAGCTTCGTCAGACAGCTTAGAATTCTTGCTTATCTCGGAAAGTAAGAAGCCTCTAACCTTATCTCTCTCCGCCCTCAAGGAAGCGATAGATTCTTTAATGGCGTTGAGCGTTTGAATAGCCCCTTCCTTTCCTACCTGTAAGGCTAGCTTTGACCCAGAAGTAATTAACTTCAGAGCCTCGTTAAACTCTTTAGTTTGATTCTTTACTGAAGTTTTCACCCTAGAAATAAAATCTACTCCGCCTTCATCAACAAAGCTCCTAAATTCGGACAATTCTTTCTGGAACTCCGCATTATTGGCACGAATAGACTCAAGAGTTTGTTTACGCTCTGCCTTCAAACGCTCTTGCTCTTTACGGATCCTTCTCTCTCTTTCTATTTGAGAGGTGGTCATATTTAATAACCGATCACCAACTTTAGCTGTGAACTCATCAAGCTCAGCTATAGCTTCGTTAAGAGTTGCTAACCTATCCCTTAATGCTTGCGACTCTTTTAAAAGTTCATCTCTCTCCGCACCTCTAGCAAAAGGTAGTTGAGCTTTTTGTAAGGACTCTAATCGCCCTCTTGTAATAGCTCTCAACCGTTCAATCTTTTCTCGCAGTTTATTTATTTTCTCGGCAGGGGTCTCACTCTCCTCTAATAGCTTCTCAACAGACGGCAGTGGGGCGTCAAACAATTTTTGCAAAGATTCTAAAGAAGAAGGGGCTGATACGCCTGCTGTCTCAGATAGTTTATCTATAACAGGTAATACATCTTGGATAGTGCTTTTAAATCGCTTGGCCTTCTTTTCTGCTTCAGATAAGGAAGTAGCAAATTCATAAATCGATAAGATAATAGCAGCAGGTAAAAAAGTCCTAGCCACAGCCTTAACCGCGGTCAGCCCTCTGGCCAAAAGCGTTGAAGAAGCAGCGGCTTTAGTCACACCTTCTGCTGAAACTGCCGCGCTAACCCCTAAAGCACGCATGGCTGATTCACCGACCTTGGTAGATGCAACCAAAGCGACAAGGTTAGCCTTAAGATTTTTAGACCCAATTGCTAAGGAAAGTAAACCTGCCCCTAGTTTATAAACCCCAACAGCTAAAAGAAGCTTAAACGCTCCTGTCAGAATTCCTATGTTATTGGCTAACGCCTGAACACCTCTAGTAACGGTGTCTAGAATTACAGATAAATCATCCTTCATAGCCTCGTACAACTTCAAGGCTACGTCGGTCACAGCAGACACCAGCAGCTTAAACTTAGACCACACATTGTCTTGCAACTTGTCTTGCAAATCTTGTGCAGCCCCGCTGCTGTTATGCATCAGGCTTAAAAGCTCTTCTAACTCTTGACGACCGCTGAGGATTGCGCCAGCAAAAGTAGGGCCTGCCCTAGCCCCAAAGATGGTGAAGATGTCGCTAACGGTTGCGCCAGCCTCACTCAATTCAATAACAATGTCTTTCAGCGACCGCATTCGGCCATCGACACCTGTTACTTGGATACCAAGCTCGGCCAGTCGCTTACGGATCTTATCTGTCGGATTTGACAGGTTAGCTATACCACGACGGAGTGCTGTACCAGCACGAGAGGCTTTAACACCTCGGTTAGCGAACACCCCTATCAAAGCAGACACGTCTTCGATAGAAGTGGCTGTCTCAGCCGCGGCTGGGCCTACATAAGAAATAGCCTGAGCCAACTGGCTCATCGAGGTGTTGGAGTTGGTAACAACGACAGCCAGCTTATCAACAACACTCGAAATCCCTTCGGCAGTTATACCAAAAGCGGCCATAATGTTCGTAACTTGGTCAGCCGCCTCGGCCACCCCAATCATACCAATTTGGGCTAGCTTCAAGGTTGGATCCAAAGCTTGCAAGGCTTCGTTAGTATTGAAGCCCGCCATACCCAAGAACACTAACCCTTCCGCTGCTTCTTTAGCGGTAAAAATAGTAGTCTTGGCCAGACGTTTAACTTCTTGATCAAGCAAAGCAGCTTGAGATGCAGTTGCATTCATAACCGCTTTGGCTCTGTCCATAGATAGCTCAAACTCAGATCCAGTAGAAACTATGTTCCTAAACGCACGTACCACACCATAAATAGCGGTCGCAGCTAAGATTGTGCTTCCGGTAAAAATACCGAACCCAAGGCCAAGCGCGTTAAGCGCTGCACGGAATTCCGCGGCAAACAAAGCGGCACGCCTGTTGGCTTCTACCCAAAGCTCTGTAGATTGAACAGACTTGTGAACAGTACTATTCATCTTTCTGTGGGTGGCCAACTCAGCTTCCAAGGCTCGAATCTTCTTAGCTACCGCCTGAGCCTCTGCATCTTTTTGTAGAGCAGACTGAGCCTCCAATTTGGCCAACTTCTGCAACTGCTGCTCCTTCAGCTTCATGAACTCAAGTTCCCTAAGCTTAGATGCGGACAAGCCAGCACTTGCTGCTCGCTCTTTAGCTACAGCTAATTGTGCTTCAAGCTGGATCTCTTTCTCTTTAAGTTGTGCCGACAACCTGGCGATTTCCAGCTTCTTACGTTCAGCCAGAGTCGCTTTATCGGTAGTCCTTATCTGAAGCTTGGCGGTTTCTTGCAGAGTTTTAGCCTGCTCGGCAGCCCTAATCTGCTTACGAATTAAAGATTCAGTACCCTTGGCTAAATCTTCCTGTATAAACTTAAGCTGCCCGCTAGCTTTGGCCAAATCTTTGTATGCGTTAAGAGATTGGTTAGCTACTTCAAGCTCTCTCAAGCGGGCTTGGGCTAGCCTGCTAGATGAAGCGGCTAACTGCCCCTGAACTTTCTGAAGCTTACTTACCTGACGCTCTAACTCTTTAGCTTTTTCTACATCGACGGCTAGCTTACTCTCCTGCTGTCTAGCCTGACGGACGCCTTTAGACTTAGACAGGTCCTTCTCTAGCTTCTCTATCTCTCTAAGCGCACTAACCCTGCGTAAGTCTGCTTGAGTCTGACGCAAAGTCAGTACAGCATCAGCTTCTTTACGCGCGTTAAGCTCACCGAGGATGGCAGCACGCTCTGCTACCAACTTCTTGAGAATTCTAGCAGTCTCAATCTGCTGTATATCGGCGGCAATTTGTTTCTTATCTTCGGCGTATACTTGACGTACAGCACTAGCCAACGCCGCCTGCTGCTCTATACGCTTGCGTACTACCTCATTAAGGTCTTGCTCTACAGAAGCCTGCTTCTTCTGTTGTTCCTGAAGTTTCTTAGCAGTCTCGGAAAGTTTAAGAAGGGTGGAAATCTCTTGCTGCTGTTTGGCCAGTACGTTTTTAATTACCTCGGTCTGGCGCTCAAGAACCTTGGTAAAGTCTAAGGCAGCTCCAGTTCTTTTCTGAGCGTCAGCAATAGCCCCAGGAGAGCCCCTGAAAGCTTCATCAAGAACGGCTTTTGTTTTTACCGCCTCAGTACCTACGTCTTTAAGGCTGGCTTTTACTTCATTTAGGCTCTTAATAGCCCCAGAAGTATCAATGGTTAATCTTATAGCCATTCGTCAACCTATTTAGTTATACTTTCCTCGAAAATGAGGATGCCCCTCAAAATAGTAGTACGCTCAGAACCAGTATCCATCACAACGTCAAAATAATAAGTGCCAACCCTGTCAGCGTCCTGCGTAGTGATTGGAAACGATACTTTACCGTTTACAGCGTCAGTAATTGTGCCTGTTGACTGAAACACATACGAAGCGGTAGAAGGCGCAGGGTCGGAAGCTACAGACATAGTGAAAGTATTGCCAGTGATATTTAAGGGCTGGCCGGTTTCTTTATCCTTCACAACAACTTTGAAAGGGTATGTATCTTTCCTGTATCGCCTAACCTCTACTTGGTTAACGCTCATACGCGACCTCTGCTTTTGGCTCTAAATACGCTACACGCTCTCCAGAGTCCACTTCTGCGTAACACTCTACAGGACTAACAAAAGTGGAAACCTCTTTAAATTCTACAACAGCAGCTATGTCATAGCCAGCTAAAGATACATCAAATCCTTTAATTTCATTAACATAAACAAGACTCTGGGCTAACTCCCAAGCATCGCCCGAATCTACTCTACTTGCTTGTTGTAGGAGATCCCAAGCTGTCTGACTCATGGCCTAGTATAGCTCCAAACTTTGTCTGCTATGTCTAGTTTATCTTGCTCAGTGACCGTAGCGTTAACAGATCCTTGTGTTATCAAACCTGCCGAGTTTGCAGAACGAACCGACACACTATTAACAACAGAGACATCGGCTATATTGTTATTAGACCCTTGCAACACTACAGCGTACTGTCCATCCTCAAATTCTACCTGATAGCCATTTATTACTGAAATAACTTTAGCCAAAGACGTACCAGAAATAGTCACTTCTGGGTTGTGCTGGATAATGTCGGGAAAAGATACTCCATCTTCAGAAGCTTGCGCTGCCTGAACCTCGGATTTAAATTTTAGCGTATCGTAAGAATAGACCTCCCTGCCCGTAGCAGGATCTACCCCAGACAAGGTTAGATCCGACTTTGGTATGTGAACTATCTTCGCCACCCAATCTACGGTTAAGGGCATTATTCATCCTCTACAGTAGATCCCGAACTTGATCTAGCACTAAGAAACGCTATGACACTATGAAGCTTTTGATTTTCTGCATAGAGAACAGCACGCTGCTTTCTCTCAAACTCTAAATCAGAAAGCAATGCGTTATATAACTCTGAAATCCGTTTCAACTCGTTTTGAGTCAAATCTAAGCGCTTCCAAATAGAGTCAAATCCCTTCTTCAAAACCCCAAGGGTATACAACATCTCCTGCTCTGTGGCACGAGGACTTTTCTTTATCATTTCTTCTAATTCTTGAAACTCTTTCATTGGTCTATCACCATAAGAATGGTTAAGTTAAGTCCGCCAGAGTTAATGGTAGCAGAAAATTCAGACGGTTTATAGAAAGGAGGGTTAGACGCCTTTCTTACTCGTCCAATGACTGGCTGATCTGATATAAGGTTGTATGAAAAAGATATTTCGCCATTGACATCAGTCAAGTTATTGAATAACTGAGTTCCTGGAGGCTCTACCCCTCCAGAATCTGCCTCTATATAGACTCTAGCACCTTGAATAGGGGTCTTAGTTCCTATATCTAAGACTTTTACGGTAACAGTAACCGCGTTATTTACTGTAGTACTGGCTCCTACACCATTAGTCACTGTAGGAGTGTCTCCAGAACCCGTGATATTCAGTGTGACAGAACCTCCAGAATCGTTGAAAATAGCAGAAGTGTTACTTCCGTCTGATCCATAACCAAGAAAAGATACACCATCCAAAGTGTAAACGCCTGGAGAAGTGATCTTGATAGCATGTGTATCAGCGCTCTCCTGAACGAACTCCACATTAGCCAACTTAGAAAAATCTGGATCTACAAGAGTAGCAGAATCATCGGGGTTAGAGATGGTTACGATCTCTGCCCCGCTCAGATTTGCTCCGTTTTGTATTATCTTCTTAGCGCGTATGCTAGATAAACTCAGGTCGCATACAGAGGTTAAGACGACTTCTCTAAAGTTGTCTATAACTCCGTCGAAAGTAAGGGTTCCCGTAGTACCTTGTACTACAAAATCGGCTCTCGTATCACTGCCAGAAGTTACAGTTCCTAAAGATTTAAGGGTTGCACTAAAATTAGATACCGTAGTTGGGCCGCTCAAATCAAACAGAAGTTTAGACCAACCATCGGCAAAGTAACCGTCATAAAAAAGTACCGTCTCGTCAACGGATTCAAACACAGTAGGTGTAGAGCCGTCACCTATTTTTATGGTACCAAAAGCTCGGTATAGACCGCTAGCCAGTTTAGTAAAGAAGCCATACCTGTTGGCTTTATTCCCCTCATCAAAATTAAAAAAGTCTTGAAAAGTTGCAACAGGGCCTGCTCCATCCCCTCCTACCAAATACAACCCCTCTCCTACATCAAGAGCGTCCAAGCCGACGTTTTCAGACTTAGCTGTAGACTGAGTAAACGCAGCTACCATGCCAAAGTAGTTTACAGAGGTTGCATTTAAACTTCCGCTCTCGTAGTTCCAAGTCAGGTTAGGATCGATGGGTATAATTAAAAACCCGCCTCGTTCAGGGTAAGCAGAATATGACGCCTTCTTAGCTAGAGATCCAGCGATCACAAATTCTTTATAGGCGCTAGATGAGCTACCTATTCTAATTCTTACTCCGTTAGTGCTTCTTAGACCACCAAAGTCTGTAACAGCGCACTTAACCATAAGGGTGTTATACGGAGGGGTTGACATATCTACTGGAGATCCGCCATCTAAAGTTGGAGTGTAGTAGAACCCTGCTCCTGTAGAAGAAGAGACTTTACGGTTGAAGAGGTTTGTGCCTTGATAGGCAAAAGAAGGCTCAGCGGAGCCGCCTTGACCGCCTCCGATAGACGACCACCCTGTTACGCTCTCACCATCTTCAACTCTGAAGACATTTAGCGTGAATACAGTAGGGGAGGCCATCCCTGCCCCCTAATCAGTAAATTCTATAACTACAAGAAACTGGAATTGACTGGAAAGCTCCTGCTGTACCAAAACCGTTTTCTATTACAGCAATAACTACTCTGAAGTTGTCAGGAGTCTTTCCACCTTTGCGGCTCTCCCTAACAGCTACTTCTTGTCCATTCCAAATATCCACAATAACCCCAGGATCCAAAATAACCAAGTTCTCCTCCATAACCAGACGGTGGGTAGCCCCTTGAATGGGAGATAAATAGGGCTCGAATTGGTTATGAAAGACGTAGGATTGATCGCTGCTGTCTACAGTCTCGACCCAAGAGGTCAGCATAAAACTTGTACCACCTTGTAAAGGATCAGGGTTGGCGGTTCCATACCTAACAATAACCTCTAAAGAGTTACGGTTCTGGTTCGCAATAATGGGTGATTCGTACAAACGGAAAATACCATTTCCGTTTACACCTTCACCTGAGGATGTATCCAATACAACATTGTTTAAAAGATTTGTTAACGCCATATATCCTCCATTACAGGTCAGAAGTACGAATAACCGTGGTAGAGCCTCCAGAGGAACCTAGTGTACCAGTAGTCTGGAAGGTCTTAATAGGCGTAGCCCCACCATCACGAACCCTGATAAACAAGGTTCTTGGGCTGTTATAAACAACGGTAAACGACTCAGAAGTTGATGTAGCAAGCTTATCAATATAAGAGATAAACACGTTTGCACCTGCACTAGCCGCAGGAGTGTTTGAACACCCTGTGAAGGTAGAACCGTTGTATCCAGTATAAGTTACACGGACATAAGTAGTCCCGTCAAAGACTCGGATAGTTCCGCTAGTCGGTGTGTCAGTCGGGATGACCTCATTAACCGTGATAGATGTCTCACCTCCTGACAGGGTAGAGGTCAAAGTCAACTGTCCAAAATCGATATCCCCTGCATTTTCATTCGTAACAAGAACTCTGTCCTCACCTGGTACCAAGTTGTTCACCGTAAATGTAACATTGTTAGGAGGAACAACAAGGTTGTTATCCAAGTCGAACAACTGGTCAGACGCAGTTAGGTCTGCCGGATCGATACCCACACCATAAGCACCAATAATGGCTGAACCGGTAGAAGTACCAAGCGCCACAGGAGCAACTGTCCGAGTAATTGGACTACCGTTTACAAGTGCAGTGGCACCAGAGGTTCCGCCTGTAATTGTGTCGTTATCAGAAGGGGCTACCCCAGTCAACAACTGTACATACAGCTTTCCAGTAGTGCCGCCGTCAACGCCGGCCTCTGTATCAGCTAGAACTGCGGCTGTAGCTCCATTGCCAAAGGTGACAATTTCATTCTGAGCAAAAACTTGTCCTGCGCCTTGCGTGTCATAGGGTATTTCATGGGTAACGCCGCGGAACAATTCTCCATTCATACCAAAAATGGTAGTAGCAGATCCTCGGCGCTGAATCCACTTAACCCGCTCATACAGGTCATTGATAGATCTAGTTCCTTTAGACCACTTAACGTAGTAGAACTCGTCAGATCCGTCACCGTTTACATCTAACCCTTGATATCCTTCAGTAAATGTAATATCAGACCAGGATGCGATAGTAGCCTCGCTTGTCTGGTTGTTCAAGTCTACCGAAGTGAACACAGCCGCGGTAGAGTTACCCAAACCGGCGGTGAGAGAGAACTCAGCGTAAGAACTTCCAAGCTCACGAGCCTGTACACGCAGACGCTTACCGTCGATATCAGCACCGCCAGTACGAGTCTTAACCAAAATCCGCAATAGAATATTGTTAGCTGGGTCTGCGTTAAGCCCTGTACCCCAGAAATTTGTAATGATTGTGTTGTTCTGAATGATTTGAAGCTGCGTTCCTGGCGTGGTCGAACCTACCACAACCAGACCAGAGTAAACAGTATCACCGTTATCCTGAGTAATAGAGCCGTCATACAGGTGCTCTGCGGCTGTATCATCAATACGGAAAGGAGGGAGTAACGTGATAATGTTATCAGTCGAACGCTCAGAAGGGGTCGATTTTACAATGTCAACCAAATCATCACCGGTAGCTGACTCGTCGTCAGCCAAATCTTGCAACCATCGGTGAAGCTCTAATACAGTGGCATATGAAGGACTAGCACCACCATGTGGGTCTCCCACATATGTGATCAATCCGGTAGCATCAATTGACCAATCTGAAGGGACTAGGGCCATTTTGTACCTCTCAGAGTCTAAGATTTACGTCTAAACAATGGTTATGATAAACCAATAATGAAAAACCAACAACAGGTTTACCCTAGAATATCATCATCTCTTTTCTTTAACAGCTTTTTGTCGCTGCTTTGACCACCAATCGGCATAAACAAGGTCAAGCGCTTTGACCTTTTCAAACAAGTCTACCCTGTAGTCTCCTTCGATGTAATACATCTCGCAGTAATCTAGCACATCTCTGAGGTCTATAAGGTATAAAGTATCTCCTACAGGTTTGCAGCTTCTAAGCGTCTGGTACGCCTCCATGTACCAGACTGCTTGAGGTAACAACTGAGGGGCGTCGTCAAGCATAGGAACAGACTTCCCTGCCTGTTCTTTCAGCTTGAGCAGCTTATCCAGTTTATCTCCCAGGTTAAGCTGCCACTGTAGGACTTCAGTTAGTTTTTTAAGACTTCCTCATCTGAGGCTTCTTTAAACAAACTGAAGTCCTGACTGAGGTCTACAACGAGTTTTTTGAAGTCTGGCCACTCCAACAGCTTTTGTGCAACCTCTGGGCTGTACTCCAGCACTTCATCGTCCATATAAATATCTTCCCAACCAAGAAGAATCGTATGGGCGATGACTTCATTCTCTAGCTGCTCAAACAACTCTAGCGCTTTATCATCGTTACGAGATAAAGCACGCTCATGACGCTTCAACAACGAGCGTAGATATGATTTGTAACGAGGGTTCCCATCGCGGGCAATCAACAGCTTAAGGGTTTGACCATCAATGTTAGTCTCAACCCAAGTACCCTCTACTTCCTTTTTACGATCAGTGACAAAGCTTTTCTTAAAGTCAAAACCTTTTTTATCCGCCATAACTAGCTCCGTTAAGTTAACCTAATTTAAATGCGCTCCGTTTTAAGGAAAGGCTGGAGTCACGACGGAGCAAGCGTGAACGGCGTTAGCCTCTCCAGCCTTAATCTATACCACCTATGCTACAAACTTGTCAATCTGCACCATAGTGTTGGTATTAGGATCCAACAACGCACGCCACTGACCTTCAGCGATCAAGTCACTATTCTGTCCTGATGCTGCTACAGTCAGAGACTCGTACTTGACACGAGGGAAGGTAAAGATGTAAGCGTTACCTGCTGAGTCTTGCAGACGGAAGCTCAAAGAGAACGCCGCACCTGAGGAGAACAGGTCGAACTCAGCCTTATCTTGGAAATACAAGCTGATAGGGCCGCTTACATCTAGCTTGCCTGCGCCTACACCGACGTTGGCCAACGAGCCAATAGCTTTCTGCTCCCGCAGGTTGTTGGTAATTTCCATACCCAGTGACAGGAAGCTCTTGGTACTGGCCGCACCATTGACCCGAATATCTTGCAGGTTGCTAACAGAGTTCATGACATCGTTAGACGGTGCAGCAACGTCAGTCAAACCTGCCAGAGCTGTTTCAGTCATAACCCCGTCTTTAGCTAGGATGTCGAATGAACCAGTCAAAATCGAACCGACTTCATAATTGAGAGTCAGTCCGGCGACCATAGCTCCTGGGAAGTTCTGGTAGGTAACAGGGCTTGCATCCAAAAACCGCTTCTGGATGGTCATTGATTGAGGCGTTACGCCGTTCCGCAGCATTTGACCATGAATTTCAGCAGCGCTTCCAGCAGGCGTTTCATCGGACGCCGGAGCAGGGCTTACTGTAATCTCGCCAGAGCCAGGGGTAGCGGCAGTTACGCGATAATACCCGTTATTCTCACCGCCGTTAGCAGTAAAACCACGAACTTCAATCCACTGCCCTACTTGGATTGAATCAAACTTATTAGGGTTGGTAGAAGTAAATTTAGACTGTGCAGAGTTAGAGGAAATGTCACCAGCGTTACCAACAATGTTGAGATCAGCAGTAAATGTGTTGAACAGCGCACACTCTAAGAAATCGTCATAAGCACCAAAGCTAAGTTCGACCTCAATAGCCCCACCGGCTGACTGCCCAACTGGAGTAAGGTCTGCCGTAGCTCGGTCAGAGCGAATCTCTTGAGAAACAGTTGTCTCAATGTTTGCATTAAGGCTCTCACCCGTGTAACGGATGGCAGCCAAATTACCAGTGGTGGGCGTTACCCCCCAGGTAGTTTCCTTAATGTACCGAAGTTCGGTTCTATCAGCGGTTGCAAAAGCCATATCTATACGCCCTCTTTGTCAAAGTAAACGGGAAACTCAATTGTGTATACATCCCATCCGCCAACGCTACCAGACATAGCTACGTCGGCTGACCTAGTATACACTCCTGAGATATTCCGGCCAGAGAATATCTCAAGGATGTTATCAATGATCTGATACGCAGATCTACTACCTTGATTTTGCAGTATATGCAAGCGAAAAACAAGTCTTGCCTCTGTTCTATATACTCTGTTTCCTACCCCACCCAAAGAGGCGATCCTGTGCGCTATAGGGAGTAACTCAACAGATACAAACGGTTGATCACCTCTGGCAGACAACTCGTCAGCCACAGACGGAGAGAATAGATATTGTATCCCATAGGTAGGGAATTTATCTATCACCTCTTGAAACAGTACTTTTTCAGCCGTTTGAAAGTCCATTAGTCTTTCTTAACAACCTCATATTCATCATTGAACCACATGATAGCATCTTGTTCTATGGCAGGTAAGTAGGAAGACTCAGTAACACCTCTAGTCATGAACACATATAAGGCATTTTCAGCATACTCTTTATCTTGAAAGTCACTGGCGTACAACTCTACCGTACCAGATAGTATCTTACTACCCATGGAGATAGCTAATGACATAGGCTCTCTACCTCCAGCAGATACAGCCTCCATCTGCTTACCACTTGTTAAATCCTCTAAGGATAAAGAAGGGTTAAGCGCTTCAGATGCTATATACTTAGTCCACCGCTTTTCCTTTGGCGAGCCGAGATAGTTCAACATCTGTAAAAGGTCTTTATCCTCATACGGAGGGGTAAAGCCAGAGGGGCCTACATCAATAGAGCCGCCCTCAAACTTGAAAGTTATCTTATGGTTTGCCGCAGCAAGGCCGGTATCTTGAACAACAGTCAACAATACACGCGTAATAAAAGACCCTACAGCCCTCTTGGTGCCAGCGTCAAAACTGACATCCAACATATCAGAAATTTTTTCTATCTCGTCAAAGACCTCTGAAGCGAAACTCATACGCAAACGACATCCCAAGCGTGGTTAAGACGATCTCTTGTAACAGAAATTATATTTCTATCTTGCCCGTCAAGGGTGATCTTATCGCCCACATTAGGCATGAAGCCTATATTGTCCATAGGTATAAGCAACTTGTATTTAGGTTTAGAGGCAACGGATAACGTCTTGTCAGTAGAAGTTATATCAATAATCTCGCCAGCAACAGTATAAGTGCTTACACTCTCAATATATCTCCCCAAATTATTATCAAACGTCCCAGACCCATCTACCCTCTTGTAAGTGAAGTCCTGCCTTAAATCAGCAGCAGTAGTGGCTCTGGCTGCCAATAACCCAGAATCCTCGTAAATCTCAACAACCCTATAATACTCTGTAGGGCTGACCTCTAGAGTGTCCCCTTCCTCTAAGTTCGTCCCATAAGGCAAATAAAGGAAATATTTGCCTACAGCAAAAGTCAAGTCATCGCCAGACTTCTCTACCGTGCGAAGCTCTACATCAAAATAAGACGTGCCTATCACAGTCTCAACGAGGGGGCCTGGGTCATTGGCAGGCCCAGCAGGCTTTCTTCTTTTTATGGTACCGAACTTAGAAGCATAGTTACACGGTATTGTGTAACGATAAACCTCACCGAAAGCGGCGTCCTCTTGAGGGTGTCCAAGAATCAGCGGCTCACCGCCTCCAGAAACTCTGATAACGCTACCTTGCCCTATCCCAACAAACTGGTCAGGTGAAACAAATAACATCCGACGCCTAGTGGCCCTGTTAAACAAAGATACGAAATCGTCAGCAGCTTTAAGCTGACCATAAAACGCAGCTATGCGCCAGTTCCCACTAGCACTGTCATATACATCAAAAGGCTGGGTATCGAAGTAGGAAGCAACGCGCTTCAGATCCATGTTACTCTCCTGTTACTGGATCATAACCAGGAGCTACAGAGGAGAACACATTTACAGGGCCATCAGGGGCAGTGCCAAGTACTTCTTGCAGCCTTGTTTTAAGCTGATTGGCCTTAGACCGCATTAGCTCTGAAATGCTGTCTAAATCTATACCTTCAAACCTAGCAGCAGTGAATTTAGAGTCCGAAATCTTTTGCAACGCCATCATAGATAGACCGCTGCTTATAATGTAAGCGGTCTGATACGTTGCGTAAGATTCCAACAAATCTATCTTCTCTTGATTAGCAGAGGCATTGGCTGTCCAAGAAGAATACTCTGAAGCGTAATTTGGAAACCACTCAAATAACGCAAGTCTCAACTCTCGATCAGCTTTACGATCAATAAAAAATTGATCGTCAACATCACGCGAGGACAGTCCTAGGACTGCCCTCACTTGATCCGAATCTGTTAGAGAAAGAATCGGTATAGCCACGTTAATCAGCCTTAACTAGTACACCAGCTTTAACTTGAGATTCAATAAACGGAGTAACCTTTTCCACCTCTACAGGAACACCTGGAGGGAACTTCACTCCGGACTTCATACAAGTGATGGTAAATCTTTTTACATTTATGAACTGCCCCAAAACTTCTGCTTTTGCTTTAGCCTCAGTTTTAGGTGCTCCTTCCTCTTGGACTTCGGCCGCCTTCTTCTCTTGCTGGTTAAGAGCTTCGCCTACGCGCTTCTCTTGTTGAGCCGCTTTTCTTTTAGCCATATCTCCTCCTAAATACCAAAACAAAACTAAGGAGGGGCTTAAGCCCCTCCAAGGATTACGAGAAGTCTAACAATTCAAACGCATCGTCGAAGCCTAACCGCTCATGACGCTCAGACCAGTCAAAGCGGAACGCGGTAGTCTTACGCAGTACAAATTCTTCAGTCGCCTGATAATCTGCACCAACATAGACAACCTTACGAATCGCTTTACGGCTATCCAAGCCGAGCAGACGATTGGTACCGCCGATGATGCTCGGATCGTCAACCAAGAAGAAGTTGACGCGATCTTCGATGCCAGGGTTAGCAGCCGTCGGGAGTGAATTCAAGCGGCCGTCTTTAGCTGCATCGTCTTGAGTAGTAGGACGTCCAGTACGACCCTCAATCTTGAGGTAAGTGTCGAGGTCAGTGATAACCCAGTCGATAGAGCGTTGACGCCACTTAGAGCGCAGAAACTTAACCCAAGCTGCGTGAGTCATCGTGCCACCAGTAGCGGCTGCATCGTAAGTAGTCGCTGCGACTACGCTCAAAGGCCCGTATGCACTAGAAGCGTCGACATCGCCAGCAACAATAGCGGCCAAATCTTCATCAATACGGTCAGCCCGCTCGCGCAACGCCTGCTCACGAACCACCATGGAAACCAGATCCAAAGTAGAAGCCTCTTGTGCTTCCTTAGTGATTTCCAGACCGATTGAGTAGGTCGGCATACGGAACGAACGATCTGCCAGCTTGATAGTTACCATCGTATGCGGCATAGCGCCCTGAGCGATAGGAGCAGATTTAGAACCTTGAGGGCCGCTCAGATCAACAACTGGCTGTTCATAACGAGGAGAGTTAATGTTAACAGTCGTGGCAACCATGCGGTTAAATACTGCCGCATAAGTAGAATCGTCACGACGAAGCGCACTCTCAACCATTTCCAAAACCAAAGCAGGGAACAGCAGACGGCCTGAAGCAGTCAAAGCATCTTGACCATCAGGGCGAGAGATAGGCCCCATGCTAACCGGAACCGTGCCGTCTAGAACCTCTTTCATCGTCGGAGGACGAATGCCGAGGTCACGATCAGCGCGAGTAAACAAGCCCGCTGCCGCCAAGAATTGCATAAACGGCTGTCCATACCGGCTAGGATCGGTCTTGAACTTGCTATTGATGTACTGAGGGAGCGACATTTTGCGGCGCTCTGCCTCACGATAATCGTCCAACGACAGCTTGACTTCTTGACGCTGCCCCATGCTGTCGATCAGAGAAGTTTTAAACTCTACAGTCATTTCTATCACCCCTTACACACGTTCAATAATAATTTTATCGCCCTGAGTAGCACCAGTACCAGAAACGACCTGGATGCAACGCCAGAAATGCTTTCCAGCATAAGCATTCAAACGGCCTGCTACGTCAGCAGCAAGAGCGGCTGTCGTTGAAGAATCCAAAGTGTCGTCAGGACGTTTAATAACTTGAGGAACACCTGCCGTACCAGCAGCAGCTTGGCTGTCAAGAACAACCAAATCACCAACAGCAACAGCAGAAGCACCTACCTCAACCTCGACTCGTCCCTTAATCTGAACGCCGCCGAACGAGTACCCGTTGTTTACCGTATGAGGCTCGACAGAAGTAACGAAACCGTCAATGTCGTCGCCAGCCGTACACAGTACAGCAACCATAGTGCCGTTAAGGTCTTGAAACTTAACAGCTTTACCTACATCCGCTTGAGCAAACGCGTTCTGCGTAGCCCCAAGAGGGATAGAAATGATGTCGCCATCGCGAAGGATAGATACACCGTGTTTAAATGTAGCCATGTTTTACACCCCTTAAAGTGAGATAGCACCCAAACGTGCAGTTACAGAATTTTCGTCAACAAAGTCTTCGCCAGCGGATTTGGCTTCCAATTTGGCGACACCGCCAACAGGGAACCGCTCCTCAAAGCGAGCGTTGACTTTGTGGTACTGAGCAACAAGCGCAGCCCCAGACAGGTGGTCATAAGAGGCTTGACCGTTACCCATGCCAATCTCCATACGAACCATAGCCGCACGAACAATGTCTTCCATGCCAGGAACAACACTGTTCATCTCCTCAAGCTTAGCGTTAGCACGCTCAAGCTCTACAGAGAGCTTAGTAAGTTTCTCATTTGCGGCTTGCAGTTCATTACGCAAGAACGAAACCAAAGCATCGTCGGTCTGAGGTTTCTCGACCTTCTCTGCTTTTTCTTCTGCGCTAGCCTTCACTTCAGGGGTAGATTCTTCCGCACCCAGAGAAGGCTTACCCTCTTGTTCAGAGGTGGCTTTGACTTCTACGCCATCGCCCTCTACCTCAGCATTCGCATCTACAGAAGTATCTTCTGCATCTGGAAGCGCGGAAATCGGAACTCCCGAAGCAATCTGGGCCTGAAGCTCAGGCGTCAGTTTTGCCGACTTTTTACGGGACATACTTTCATCTCCTGTTTCATTGTTACCGACAGAGGTACACATGCCGTACTCTCTAGGTGCTTGCCGACTTGCTTCTAATGTAGCATATTTAGAAACAAGCTCTGCAATTAGGTTATCAATATAACCAATTTTGTCAACAAGTCCAATGGTTTGTGCCTTTCTTCCTAGAAATTCTCTACCATCGGCCATGCGTTCTTGTACTTCTGCTACAGAACGCCCTCGATAACGAGCAACGTCAGACAAAAATTCCATATAAAAAGCGTCGCTGTGCTCCTGAAGAACACTCTTAGCTTCGTCAGTCAATTCTTCATACGGATTACCAAGCGCTTTATACTTCCCGCTGCGGATGACAGTAACCTTAATGCCGTCCTCCTCCAGCGCTTTAGTGTAATCTTGATGGATAGAAATTACACCAATGCTACCAACTACAGAGGTGGGAGACGCAACAATCTCAGAAGCGGCACTGCCAAGCAAATAAGCAGCACTGGCCATAGTTCCGCCAGTAACCGCCTTGATAGGCTTCACGTTATCAGAAATATCTCGGATAAACTTGGCCAGTTCAAACGCACCGTTAGCCGTCCCGCCAGGTGAATCAATGTTCAACACAATCTCCTTAACGCTATTATCGTTGGTCGCCTCAATAATAGCGTCCTTGATAGCAGGATAAGAAGTCAGACCAAACAAATAATTCAACGGGCTTTCAGTATTAACCAATGGCCCAGTGATATCCACTATAGCCACCGGCCCGAAGACTGAAAGGTAAGGGTTCCCAACCTCATCATCCTCTTCGTCCTGAAAAACCGCCAGCTTTGTATCGCTGTTCATCTTCTCAGAAATAAGCTGCTGTTTCTCCAGAACCTCATAAAGGCTCTCTACAGTGCCAGCCCAAAACCCCTTTTTCACAAACGTAATACTCATAAGCACCCCTACCTAGATTCGTTGTCAGGCCCGCCAGCCGATGTAGGCTGATCCGATTGTATCGCTCTACCCATAGGATCTGAATTTGGCGTCGGGTTGTCAACTTTATTGCTCTCCATAAACATTGTACCAGACAAATTCAACGCCGTCGGAGGACGTGGGAACCGATCTAACAACCAAGCAGCCTCGTCGTCTGAAATCAAACCTAAAGACAACTGGTGCAGAACCCTGTTCTGCCTCATCGTCCTAAACGCCTCTAACTCAGACTCCGGTCGCAAGTCAATCGGTCTAAACTCAAATTGTGCATACCCATCATAACCAATCAGACGCATAGCTAGCGTCAGAGCGCGTCGAATTACCGTCGCCACCGGCTCCTGCAATGCCTTGGCAGTCTTCAAAAAGATAAGGGATTCAGTGTTGGACAAAGATTGACTGCCTTCCAGTCGCAGGCCAAGCACAGAAGGCGGCGTCTTCAATGCCGTACTCATCAAACCGTTGATAGTCTTCATCAACGGTACATAATCAACCTTGGATCCAAGGCCAGATTGTAGAATCTCTGGTTTGGCAGAGTCATAAAATACTAGCGCATCTTCAGGAGACAGGTTAGACAACACGTCCTCAACAGACGCTCTGACCGACTCCATATACTTCTTCAACTCTGCCGGATCGGCTTTAACTTCAGGTGGAGCGGTCTCAGCAATCTTTTCAGAGTTCAATTCCACCGTGAGACGGCTATGTCCGCTTTCACGAACCGACCTGCGAACATCCTCAACAAACTCATCAAAATAAAAAGTTTGCGTCAGCGCTGCCTCAAACAACGAGCTAGGATAGATGTCACTTGAGTCTAAGTGACTGAATTCAAACCAAATTGTAGGGTAATCAAGGGAGATTTCTTCCCCGCTAACCGTCTGCACAGGGTAAAAAGTCCCATCGCCACGAGAAACAAACTCAACGGAGTTGATTGGAATAGTCTCAAGCCTGTCCGGCCACCGCTGCTTATTCAAAACCAACTCAATACCAACACCACCAGATAACGCTACATCTCTAAGCATAGTCTCCAACAACACGGAAAGGCCGCGCCGAGTACTATAACCAGTGGTGTAATCGTAAACAGTGTCAATCCTACCAATGAGATTAAGCAGAGCCTTCGTAGCCTCTGAGTTAAACGTCCCATCTTCATTGCGAAAACAAGCCCGCCACCCAGAGTTGGCCACCTGAACCATGTTATGAGCTGCCGCCGAGAACGCCCCGTCAATCTTGGCCAGCCGTCGGATAGCCCCTACCGTATCCCCTCTACGTCGAAGGTCAGATACAGATTCAAGAAAAGCGCGACGATCGACCTTATCAATCTTCTCACCCTTCTCATAGGCAGAAGCAGGCGTCGCACTTACTTGTTTGGTTCTAATTTTCTTCAAAGGTTTAACTTTTGGGGGTTTCAACGCCATTTTAAGCCCCTTTATAAGAACAATTCACGTCGTTTCCGCTCAGCATAAAGCTCTTTTTTAGCAGGTTTTTCGTCAGTTTTCATCCTAACTCCGCCAACAGACGCCCCTCCAACAGAAGGAAGCACCGGTATCGGCCCAGCTCTAATGCCATCCCTGATAGTTCTAGCCGCAATCATCGCATAATTCAATGCGTGTGCATAGTGGTCTGGCCCTGTTTTTACCCAAAATTCCTTGTCATCACCACCATAACTCGACACTCTACGCACCTTTTTCATGTTCGTCAGGTGGTCTTTCATCAACCTCATCTCATCATGACGAGGAAATCTAACAAATCCGTTGTTTATCGCCTGAACCAAAGCAGAAATCGTCTTAGTCCGGTTACTATGAAGGATCCTATCGTCCTTCACACTCACCATCGACATCTTCTTGGGGTCAACCTCAGTATAATAGTTCGCATACGCAACACCAGTAGGCAACCCCTCAACCACACTCAACGCCGTAGTAAAGTCCGGCATCGCATCCACAACACCACGTATACACCCAAACTTCTTGGCCAGCCAGATAATCCTGTCCGCCACATTCCTTCCATCACCCTCAGAAACAATACGCTCCATGTATATCACATCCAACCAACCATCCTTGTTAGACGTCGGCTTGCCAATCACAATGTTCGACACCTTACCAACGTCACACCCAAATACACAACCAGACCCACCAACATCAGGATTCACCCACTCAAGCACAGTGTTCTTCACCACAGTGTCCAAAGAAACACTGTTCTCAGTGTCCTCATGCTCCTCACCAAGCACAAAATTCTTCCAGTCAGCATGAGATTCATACAACTCCGCCTGCGACAAAATGCCATAAGCAGTATTGTACTTGGGCGCATCCCAAGGCCGAACCCAATAACCAGTATGATCGGACACCTCTGTCCGAGTCGCTACCCACCTGCGCCTCTCAGGGTCTTCAAGCGGCCAAGGCTCCCCACACTTCGGACAACACATCACCGCCGCCTGCCAAGGTATCGACTTATCCTGAAGCATGTCCTTGTGGAACTTGGAAAAATCAATGTCATGCCCAGGTACACGCATGTCCCTATCAAAATCAGGCACATCTTCATAACCACAGCGACACTTACACATATAAACACGCTGGTCAGACAACTCAAACGCCGCCGAAATCCCATATCCCTTCACCGTCGGCGTCGAGAACTTCCACAAAAACCCACCTTCCTCAGCGTGCCGCAAACGTGAAGCGTACGTCGTCAAGACATT